CAGATTTTTGTTTGCTGTAATCAGATCTATAGGATGGAATACAGATTCTCTTGGGTGTACGTTCAGTAGCGCCTTGAATTTCCCAGCAGTCCTGGGACAGGCCGATATCAATTTGGTGCCAAAGCGTAGCGTATCTTACTTTGTATGCTTTGTGAAGATAGTTTACGTCAAAACCACAAACATTGGAAGCAATTTTTCTGGCGCAATGGTAACACCAATGTTGTTCAATGTCCCTAATGATGTGCCCATGGGGGCATGGGTAGCCACGATAGTAGCCCTCATTCTCAAGTTGAGTCTCATTGAGGTTGTCAATAAGACTAACGAAACGAAAAAGCTGTGGTTGAAATGGTTGGTACAGGTTTGCCATGACAACTAGCCTACTTTCCTGGAACCACGGGTGTTTTCAACCAGCTCTTTGCGGTTGTCCCGGTCAAGGTTGCTCGACAAGTGCAGGATCTCCTTGCGTGTGTCTCGGCCTGTCCGCATGTAGTACACGATTCGATGGGCCACATACTTGCCTCCCAGGAGCCTGACGACGTAGTAGGGGTTAGGTGTGGAGAGTACGCCGGCCTGCCTCCCTTCCTCCCGCCAACGATCACTGACGGCCCACTCCAGGCCCGAAGGGTAGGAATCCGACAACCGAACAATTTTCCGTAGGTCCTCCAGGGGTGGAAGAGTTTTTACTGGAGCTGGCATGGCGAACTGAGTGGTGTCATTGGACTCTAGCACCAGACTTTAGGGGTTATGTGCAGAGTTTGAGGGTGTTTGTCGGACTTTAGGGTCTCTTCTAAAAACTTTCCCTAAGGAAATTACAAGAAAATTCCAAGTTGTCATTATTGTTACAAAGTGTTAACCCTCTCATGCTCGTTACAAAACACCACAACCATTACAACTTTGAATTTTCTTGTAATTTCCTTAGGCAGAGTTTTCAGGACGACCCCTAAAGTCCGCAAAGTCCCAAGAGTCCCTACCTAAAGTCCGTAAAGTCGGTCAATTCCTGGCGCAAAAAAGCCCCCACTCATGTGGAGGCCTACTTGTTTCCTTAATAAATGGCCGTTATTGCCTTTCCGAGTAAACCGATCGCTTAACCGGCTTACCCTTCTTCTTCTTCTTAGGTTGCGTCTCAGGAGTCTCGCTCACAGGATTCAACACCTCCTGGAACACCTCGCCAAACTGGTGTGCGATCGTATCCCAGTTGAAGCGCTCCTCCGTGGCCCGCAGGTAACACAGCTCAGCGGTAGCCGCCAACTTCTCCCGGTCCTCGTACAGATCGGTCAGGATGGCTGCTAGGTGGTCACTGGAGGGGCAGGGCATCTCCCTTGCGTAGTTGGTGTCCACATCGACGTGATCGCAACGGATGAGGCGTCCGTAGCCCTCAAAGATCTCCTTGCATGACGTATGGTTTGGTACCACCTGCGCTACCCGACAGGCTGCATGCTCATGGGAGACCAGCCCCCAGCCCTCTCCTTTACAGGTATTGACACCAATATCAACAGCGTTGTAGATGGCATTAAGAAAGTCAACCTCCACGTTTGGAGGACCCTGAGTCTGTGCTGTAAGGATGATGCGACCATTAGGATCAAGCCCTTCCCTACGCATTGCCCTGGCAAACAAAGGCATAAGATCCCAACCTTGATCCTTTAGTCCCATGTGGAGATATAGTTGCGTGTTCGGTTTGTCTTTTGCAAATTTTGCAAATCCCTCAACCGTAATATCTATACGTTTGCGGAACTGATTCCTGTTCCCATTAAACACAATGAAACTATCGTCCTTTAATCCAAGCCGCTTACGCGCCTCTGATTTATCAATTGGATAAAACTGATTTGACGTAATACCGTGTGGAATAATCGTAATAGGCTTCTTGATTCCTCCTTGAATAAATTCGTGCGCACCAAATTCCGTATACGAAACAACACCATCCCAATTGTTGGCGGTCTCATCAAGGCACCCAGTCCACCCATATGAATCCATGGGGGCATACCCCACAAACTTAAATAGCTTCTGGTCGTGCAAATCTTTAATGCGCTTGTACTGCTCATTAATAAGCCACATATCATTGATAGTAAACACAATGTCCGGCTTCTCTTTCTCTACTACTTCCCTGATGCGATCCTCACCAAAGGGCGCCGTCTGGAAACGATTAGATGACGGATACATCTTGTACTTGCTCTGAAACGGTGTCGGGTCGCCCCAAAAATTGTTTCCTAGAACAATGATTTCGTATTGATTACGAATACGCTCTAAAACATTTTCCGTGACACGAGCAAATCCTGTCATTGCCACGATGTCTCCAACCCAAAGCAGCTTAGGTTTTTTAGTTGTCATTTAATAAGTTTGTTAACTCTTTAGAAAATATAACCGATATTGGCAGCTTTTGACAGTCGAGCTGACCGGGCCAAGTTCTATTGCCTTTGGACATGTTTTCAGTACTCAAAAGAATTTGTAAGTTAGTTTCAATATGAAGACCACACATATAATTGCTTTTTAAAGGATAGATGTGATCTACATGGTGACCATCGGGGCAGTTCCGATACACATAACTAATCTTTTCAAGATTTGCCCATTCTGGTGTCTGTGTTTTTTTATTTGCCCTACGACGTGCCGCCTTGCGTTTTACTACGTCTTTATTTTTTTGTGCGTAGTTTTGGTTGCGTTTCAAGTCGTGTTCTAAATTATTTGTGCGCCACTCCTTCCATTTATTTTTTCTTTGTTCACGGTTTTGCCAATATTGTTTTTTTCCCGCCGCGTTATGCGCTTCTTTATTTTGTTGATGCCATGCAATTCCTTTTGCAGCTTTTTCATGATAATCAATATTAGCTTTGATATTGCGACAGGCTTTACATGTTTTGCCTTGATACCAGTGCAGTTTTTTTCTGCACAGCTTGTAGCCCTCTCCAGGGCATTCTGATAAGATAGTCATGTGACCAGTAGTAGTGGTTGCCAAGAGGTAGGAAGTTAGCGCTTCGCTACCTCACAATTATAACAAATCCAAGGAAGATCGGATAATTTCCGATTTACTGCAGATTACTGGGCAATGTTGTGGACCTACGTAACTCTCTTTCGTCCGCAGTTGTTGCTTTAAGTTTTACTTTTAAAAATTCAGCAGCCTTATGCGTAAGTGTAGTATCGCCACAGGTATACAAATCAATTGCTGCATAACCCAACTCAGGCCAGGTATGGATACTGGCATGGGATTCTGATAGCAGTGCTAGCAGCGTAACCCCCTGAGGCTCGAACTTCTCACCGATAATCCTCAAGATGTTTGCCTTGGCAAGCACCAACGCAATCTCCAAGAAACGTTGAAGCTCGCCATAGTCATCCAAGATTTCTGGACTGCATCCGTACAGGTCCAGAATTAAGTGCCGTCCATCACTCATCGCTGATTTCTAAATCATCTTCCATTCTGACATCAGATTCTGCACTGTAGTCAATACCATAAAATTCTTTGTATTTCAGTCGGTCTGACGAAATCTCTACTACGCTTGGCCACCCCTCATACTTAGGGCTAGACTCCCGTACCGACACATTAATAATACGTACTCCCCTAGTAGTGCGCTTACTGAACACCTTCAAGTCCAACTGATGGGTCAAGATATCCATCAACAAAACTTCAAAACGACTACGAGACATGACCCCCGTATTGCACTGCCTACTAAACTCTGCATAGCTTGCGTACAACCACTTGTCTTGGTTGGCATAAATATTGGATGAACCCATCGGTGCATTCTTTGTAAAACCAATTGCACTGGCAACACCCGGATCATAAATTACCTTATGCTCCAGCCAATCAAGCAGCGGATTGGACCGCAGGTTCTGCATCTTCTCATACTTCTTAAAGAACTCCACCCGCTTGGAGGTTTCCATCAGGTAACTCCGCATCTCTTCCTCCGTCATATCCAATAACCAGTTCACCAACCCTGGCAGCAACGGAGCAAAATCTCCCTCCGGTTCACCCTTCTGGTTGAACTTAATCAATTCTCTTTGTTCATTAGGCCCGCCCGTGAACGGTCGGTCAAATGGAATAGTAAGACGACGACGTGCCAAGCCTGACGTATAGTCTGTCGATTGAATAGCTTCGTTTGCCGTAATAATTACGACACCTTTAAATTGGAAAGGCTCTTGATTCTCATTCTGATACTTACGTTCCGACCGAATCCAGTCACTACCTGTAATCGCTTTCAACCTTGAGACCGACCCACCCCATCTATCAGCATCCTGGAACAGCAAGAGTTTTTTACCCATGTAACCGGCTGCCTCAAATCGGTTCTTCTCTAGATTCTCAAAGTCAGTTGAATATACATTTTTCCTACCCACCAGTGCTACAGCTAAATTTGCGTAGGTTGATTTCCCAGACTTTCCTGGTCCAACAATCTCAACAAACTTCTGCATTTCGTAGCGACCAAGCAGTGTTGCACGCAGCCAGGCCCTTAACACTTGGGTGCGATTCCAACTATCACGTTGCACATGCTTCAACCACTTAACAATTTCTTCACAAGTGGCAGCCAAATCATATGCGTATGGTTGTTGTTGCGTCAGGTACAGTTCCCTATTAAAAGGAAGCAGTTCCCTAGTCTCAATATCTAGTACCCCATTGGTAAACAAAAGGTAACGACTACCTTCATACCACTCCTTAAAGTACAGTGCCGATTGAAGTTGATCGTTCACATCATTGATCAACTTGGTATTAAATCCCTCAATAATTCCGCCCTTATTTCGTACTTGTAGCAGTTTGCTACGGATATCTCCAGCCACTTCAACCTTACTCATGGGAGACCAAAGCCCTTGTCCCTCTCGCTCATACATAAAAAATTGATTATGCTTCAAGCTAAACACTAAATTGTCTTCATACATTTGCAGCACTACATCTGCAACAACATCAGCCGAAGCGTTGCGCCTACTTTCTTTCTTTACTGTTTCCGTCTTAGGTAGTGGCGGCCTACCTGGCCCGCGCTTTGCCTTAGGTTCTGCTTGCTTTGCTTCTGTTGCTTTGACTGCTTGCACAGCTAAAATTGTGTCCATCTCTTGTGTGTCCGTGTCTGTAGGAAGTTTTGCCAATTGTTCAAGCATCTCATCATCAACGCTTTTTACCTTGTGATCTTCAGGGGGAGACCAACCATTTTCCTTGGCGATGTAAAACAATGAACCAATGCCACGTCCACCACCTTTACTAAAAGAAAGCCAACGCTTGTGGCATTCACCTTCTTTGTGTTTATCACTTTGCTTAGACCATTCATCCCACTCTTCAAGCAATGATTCATCTAGTGAATGTAATGATTGACCAATGGTGAGCCAGATGTCATAGTCATCTGCTGCCTCTGCGGGCAGGGCTTGCATTGCTTCAACGGCAAGCTGCATGTCTCTCTCCAAGGAGATTTCAGCCTGCACCACAAACCCCGGACCAACCATTCGGGTCACCTCTTTGGCAGGTACACCTTGCTTTACATTCTTGGTAATAATCTCATTCAACAAACACTCCGGAAATTCCGGAAGGTTCATTGCCCACTCATAACCCAACCCATCTGGCGTAAAGTATCCATCCGTTTCCGGATGCAAACCCATCAATACACCCTGGTGCTTTGACCAAAGGATCTCTAGCTTCTCGCCCTTTACCTCAGCAGTCCATGTATATTTGTTACGAACAAAGTGCAACTGCTTATCGCGTGCAATCTTATACAGGCGCCGTTCCCTGCCAGTCTTACCGCTACAAATAGTTAGCGTCCTTGGCAGGGCATCTGCAAAACTTTTGTTTGTAATTTTTTCGATGAGGGGGTATACACTTGAGCCATCCACATCCACCCACACCAAACCATAAGGCAAGTTGAAGACAGGACCACCAATGAGTCCAATGGCTTTGCATTGACCACCAGCAATCTCTTCTTCAATTTCCCGAAGACTAAAAGGTTTATTTTGCCAACCATCAACATAAGGATTCTTGTTGCCGCCCAGTGGGGTAAGTGGCCAGTCTAAAGGAATGTAACCAAGATTAATTTCGCCTGGCCGAAGGGCCTGTACAATTTCGCTGCTCATGCGTTGATGGGGTCCACTCTTTTTACTTTAAACTGCCGTTGGGGGAACGAGGCCTCTTTCACTAGCCAATAAGCATGAAGATGTATGTCGGTTGGAAGAAAAAAGCAATCTCCATCCGTCGCATTTTCCATGTGACGTTGGAGCGCATTCATCCACTCACCAACTGAAAGTCGGATCTCCACGGGGTTGGGGGCGGTCGTTCTTTTTATCCTACAGCTCCCTAGCCAAAGGCAAATGTTAAATTAAATCTCGGTCTTGCATCCCGTATTCATTCACCTGAGCGTAGTATTCCTTAACAATTGCCAGCCAGTCAGTCCTCAACATATCCAGGAAGCGCCGTGAAATCTTAAAGACCTGGGTACGCACAGGAGTTGATACCAATATGGCTGCCTGTTGTACCTTCATCCCCAACGTCTGTTCAATGCTTAAATCGTAAGCCGCTAATTGTTTACATGTCTTTTTGAATTTCATGTGACCACCGAGCAGGTCTCTCCACTCTGGAGACCCCTTCTCCAAATCTTTTGGCCACCTTCTGCTATATGGTTTAACCGAAGTCTTCAAGTCGGCCAGCGTCAACTTACCACCGACCACGCCAATAATATCAGGAGCGCCAGCCCAAGCGCGACCTTGATCATCACAACCCCAAACACGAGCCACATTATCGCCACCCACAGTGAATTGATGTGCTTCCAGTAGCGGGGATTCCGCCCAAATAATTTCTTCAAACTGATCCAGTATCCCTGGCATCCCCGTCCAAAACTCTGCATACTCCGCTGGAACTTCGTGTTCAATTTTTTTTAAGTAGCACTCCATACCATAGTGTATAGCTGTGCCCCTCTCGGCAGCAGCCTCCTTCACACCTGGATTATTCTTAGACCACATCTCAAGCTTTTGCTTGTTTGCTTCTGATGCAGTCTGCGAAAGAATTGTGGTAACCGATGGCGCGGCACCTTGCTTCAGCGGTGTAGTATAGTGCCTTTTCCCATTCAACGTAATGCGTACAGGGTTCTTATTCAGAACCTGAAGCGTGGGTTCCCATACCTTAAGGCTGGAATTCTTGGAGGTACCCACGCATAATCTTGTATATTGGTTTTATTCTAACAACAAATCATGGTTAGCAACACCGTCCGTTTCTATTATGGCGAAGAAGACGGAGAGACCTTCCGTAAGCTAGCATTTGATGACTATGCTCTAGACGAAGCAGATGCCCACGAAATCCTCCTCAAAGACCAAAAAATTGACTACATCCGAATCGACAACTAGCGAATTAACATGCTGGGATATCTACTGGGATCAAATCAAACCACGCCTTGGCAAACGCGCCAACACCTTTGAACAAATCTTTGACTACCTGGGGGGCATTAGAGAGCCAGTCATTGTTGAAACTGGCACATACCGTGAGGAAAACAATTACGAAGGCGACGGCTGCTCAACCCTTTTGTTTGATCAGTATGTGGCTGCTCATGGCGGGATTCTCTGGTCAGTAGACAATGAACAAAAAGCTTGTGACCTAGCATTCTCCGAAACTGATCACGCTATTGTTGTATGCCAAGACTCAGTAGAATTCCTTGCATCCCTGGAGGGTAAAATTGACCTTCTCTACATGGATTCATATAACATTACTGACTGGAACCGTGACTGCGAACCGGCAGCTCATCATCTCAAAGAGTTGTTTGCTGCACGTCACTGCCTAAAACCCGGAACCCTTGTTGTAATTGATGACAATATTGTGACTCCCGAAGGCAAACGCCTAGGTAAAGGTCGCCTAGTCTACGAACTCATCGAAGCCCTTGGCGGTGAACCGTACTTTGATGACTACCAGGTTGGCTGGATTTGGGAAGAATAAAGTCCCTTGCTACTGTAAAATAAAAATTATTACCCCAACCATGGCCCTAACGACACCCGTCAAAGACTCCGTAGATGCAGCCACACTCAATCTACGGGAAGCTCTTGCATTTGCTGCAAGAACCGAAAAGCCAATCACCATTCACACATTGACCGACATCCTCATGCGCATCGAATCCCTGGAGCACATGGATGAACTCATGAGTAAATTCAATGGACCCGTGACAGAGCGAACTGGGCTGTAGACTTCTACCGGAAGTAGTCAACTTCTCTGTAACAACCGAATGGAAGCGGTAAGTAAATCTATTATTCTCCGGCTTGACACCCGGAGATTTTTTGTTAGAATTCTGATTGATAGAGATCGGGTCCCTGTGCGCGTTAGACACATAGTTTAAAAGGCGACACACCCGATTCATCCTGAACTGGAAGTCATCTATCCGGCGTGCCATCCGGCTGATACGGAGGGGTTGCATCCATTAGCCTCATTGATGGATCCAGTGGGGATGGGACCCACACCTCAGCGCTAGGCCGAAAGGATAAGGCAACCCGACAAGGGTTTACATTACCTGGTTCGATTCCAGGAGCGTTGATTATGTAACGACAATACCAAGTAAAATAAAAGAAAGAAATAATTTCAAAATGAATCTATTTCAATTAGCCGGCAAATTTATGCGTCAACCTGGACCTATCCCAGGGGGACTAAATGAAGCAGCTAAAATTGGTTTAGGGCATGGTTTTGCATCTTCAACCCAAGACCCAGTAAATCAAGTTGCCGGGTATTTATTTGGAACACCTTATTTATCTTTACCTGCTGTTGGTCTTACAACAATAAATGCAGGAGCAACTGCTCCGGGAACACTTGACGAAGCTCGTCGAATGGGGTTGTATAAATAATGTCAGAGGAAAAGACTAAATACACTAAGCCTGAAGTACGCGAGAACATTAAAGATCGCGTGATGGCAGGATCTAAGGTGGGTAAGCCGGGTCAATAATTCTGTGCTATTGTAAGAAAAGCACAGACAACCCAATGCAAAAACTCTGCCGTGAGTGCGGAATCAGAAAACTACATGAAAATTTTCACAACAAAGGGCACACTTCAGCTGGCAATACAAAAAGAGACAGTGTTTGCAAAGATTGCAGGTCCTTGGTAAATTGCCGCTTCAAACTTTTATATGGAGCCGAGGGTCAAAAACAATGTTCTAAATGTGCTCACTATTTGAATTGGGATTGCTTTAGAAGAAGAAAACAGGATGGCAACTTATATTTACATTCTTCATGTAAATCATGTAACAAAATCAAATGGGACAAATGGGTAGAAAACAATAAAGAACATTACCTTGCGGTTAAGAAACAAGGTCAAAACAAGTTGCACCATTCTTGTAAAAAATATGAACGCAGAGGAATTACAAAAGAACAATATGAACAGGTGTTTAAAGTGCAAGAAGGTAAATGCGCTATTTGCAAAAGCCCGCCTAAAGACACCCACGATCTAGCAATGGACCACAATCACGCAACAAACGAGTTCCGTGGCTTGCTTTGCAAAGAATGCAACAGGGCCTTGGGCTTGTTCGGTGATAATATAGAAGTACTGACAAGTGCAGTTCTTTACCTTAAACAACGAGGAAGCTATGGCTGAAGATAAAACCAAGTACACAAAACCTGAATTGCGGGAACGCATTAAAAATCGTGTAATGCGTGAAAGCCGTGGTGGTAAACCAGGAGAATGGTCGTAGCCGGGAGGCTAACTAATTCGGCCCGCAAGGCTCAACTCGTAGCACAAGAATACAAAGAAGCCGGTGGAGGATATAAAGGTGGCAAAGGTGAGGGGCAAAAATCACTAGAAAAATGGGACAAAGAAAAGTGGCAAACCAAAGACGAATACGAAAAACGTTCTAAAGCTAAATCAGCAGCCAAGAGATATCAAGATGGCAAGTGATAAAGCAATCCAAGACGGATACACAAAACGTTACCTGCCCGAAAAAGCGTGGGCTTCTCTATCCAAAGAGGAAAGAGAAGAGACCGACCAAAAGAAACGCACTGGCAGCAAACAAGGAAAACAATTTGTACCTAACACAGAGACAGCAAAGAAAGCAGGCAAGGCAGCCCGTGCAGCTAAGCGGCACAAAGATAAGTAGCTCTTATATCCCTGTAGCCTGCTAGATACTTTATAGTGAGCAGACACCAGCAAATCAAATGAGCTATTTAAATCACAACCTACCTACATTTACTTGCTACATCCGAAACGAATTCCTATACAACCACAAGCAAGGGCACGGTGATGTAACGTTATGTGACGTACATTCTGTTGCATCCCTAGAGAAACACGTACCACTGTTTGAAGTGTTCCTGGAGAATGGTGTCAACTGGACAAGGCGTCCCATCCATGCTCTTTGCTGGAAACCAGATGCACCTAAGCCAGAACTAAATGATTGTATGTGGTGGGATTGTTTCTCTCCGTATATTGATGTACAAGTCAGGGCACGCCTTTCAAATTTACGTGCACAATTAATCAATTTCAAAGGTGAAAAGAATGGTGGCATCTATATGTTCACAATGGATTGGTCCTGGGAATCCAAGTCAATTCTTAATACCAATTTCAGTGAGACACCTGAGCACAAATGTGCGCACTTTTTCCGAATGGATGATGGCAATTTCTACGCCTACCCCAACAACCGAATCATTTGGTACGATGATGCCTGGCTTAAGAACAGGATTGAAAAAAATCCCGGTTACGAGATTGACCTGACTGAGTACAGTGTTGAAAATTCACGTATGATTGAAACGTCCAATCACTTCTTGTACGAAACAACTCTTATCTCTTCACTTAAACCACCATCAGAGGCGTGGCAACGTTTTTTCAGTGAATCGCAAAAACACACAAAAATGAAAATTGGTAACGAGGGGGATCTCGCAGGCCTCGAATCTTAAACGACAAGGGTCGCCCATAAACTAGGCCCTGCCCCTCACCAACTTCTAATTTGCTCCTAATTTGAAGTAACTTAGGAGTTGATTTGTTTTTAGGTAAAACCAGCCCCGTTCACTTAACCATGTGCTAGTATTTATTCGTAATTAAAATAAAACAATGATTTCGAAAACCTGCACTGTATGCAAACAACTTAAAAATCTTTCAGAATTTTACGCTGAATCAAGAGTTAAGGATGGCAAGCAAGCTAAATGCAAAACATGCGTTGGTCAAATTACTGCAGAGTATCGCAAAAAAAATCCTGAAATTTACAGAAAAGCTAGTTTAAAACACTGGAACAAATTGGATGACAAGAAAAAACACGCCAGGTGGATTAAAAGATATGGGGTGACTCCTGAAATGTATCTAGATATGTTTAACCAACAAAATAGAACGTGCAAAATTTGTGAAAAAAAATGTGTATCCGGGCAAAGTTTATCTGTTGATCATTGTCACAAAACAAATGCAGTTCGGGGATTGTTATGCAAAAAATGCAACACTGCGCTAGGAATGCTTAACGATAATATTAAGTTTTTTGAATCTGCAATTACTTATCTTAAGGATGCCGCAAAATTGATTTAACAAACCAAGCGGATTTAAATGCTTGACCCACAAGATCAGCCATGTAGTTTTGGATGTCAATAGCATGTACTTTTTGGGCCATGCCTTCTAACTTTTTGGCTTGCATGCCAAGATCTTCTAGGTTTTTATAGTACACTCCAAGCATTCCTTTCCATTCGTAAGAAGTAACTTCTTGCATGGGAGGCGCCATATCTTTTAACTTGCAACCACAAAGTGGCATAAGATAATCCATTGACCTAACAAACTCACCGATGGTATCAAATTGTTCTAGGTGTGCTTCGTATTGATCTTTTAAAAATGCATGGATACTGAGGAAGTTTGCACACTCTATGTTTAAATGGATCAAATGAGATTGAGTTTCAAGTTCTTTAACGTAAGCAGACAGCCCAATCAATTGCTGAATAAATGCACCAACATCACCACCAGCTTTTGACTTAGCGGGAGCCTTAGGTTTATCCTGTGCTTGCGGCAACAGCTGCTCTACTTGCATCACAGGAACTGAAGGCATCTGTTGGTAACCAGTGCTTTGCATAATTTTCTTGCTGTACTTCTATTATAAGGTGAAATGCAGCAATAATTCTATGCAGAAGGTCAAAGCAACAAGTTTTTAATTCTGATCAACTTCTGTTAGAATTAAAAAAAGAGTCAAGTATCATGCCGTTAGTCAAAGAAAATTCTCAGTTATATGAAGTAATTAAAGTTGGTACCGTTAGTGGAGTTCCTATTGCAGTTTCCACTATTAGTGGTACTTCTCTTTCTGTCAATGACAATACAAGTAGTTTAACAGTTGATGGTAAAGCCTATCGAAGCACCGTTGCTTTTAACCGTCCTAGCAATACTACTGCTTATACCGCAGGCGATGTAGTTGGCGCAACTGGTGGATCAGCAATACATACATTGACTACAGCAGGACCTAGCGGAGGCTATGTTTTAATACAATCAATTGCAATGGTAACGCATGATACTTCGGTGCCATCAGGAATGGCTTCATTCAGAATACATTTTTACAACGCAAGCCCCACTGCTATTGCCGATAACGCAGCATTTGATCTTCTAACTGCTGACCATGGCAAGTATTTAGGTTATGTTGATCTGCCTGCACCACAAGATTTTGGCAGTTCAATTTACACGCAAACTGATTATCCCGGCAGGTTAGTAAAATTAGCAGCAAGTAGTACAAGTTTATTTATTGAAATTGAAACTAAGGGAGCTTTTACTCCTGCATCTGCTATTACATTTGATTTAGCAATATTAACTTTAGAGGCAGGACTCTGATGCGCGGCACTGGAGCATTTCGCACAAGTATTGTACCCGGTGGTGCCCTTGCAGGTCCATGGGTAGCCAATTCGTTGTGGAAAAATGCACGTGCTGTTCCGAGTTTGGACTTACGTTTTGCTGAGAATAAATCATTGACTGATGCCAAAACTGGCGCCAGTCTTGTCACCTTCACCCGCGCCAGCACCGGCACGTTCGTCGGCAGTGATGGGTTGTTGAAGACGGCCACCACCAACGAGGCACGCTTCGACCACAACCCGACCACGGGTGAAAGCCTTGGGTTGTTGGTGGAGGAGGCTAGGACAAATGGCTTGATTTATTCGGAGGACACTAGCCAATGGTTGACACCGACAAACGTCACCCTGTCGCAAAACCAAACGACTGCACCGAATGGCGCTTTAACGGCTGATCAATATTTAGAAACGGCAGTAACTGGCTTGCACGTTCAAGATAGTCCCCCCTTCACTTTCGTTACGAGCACAGTCTATACATACTCCGTTTTTGTCAAAAGCATTGGTGGTAGAAATTTTGAGATTGGTTACCCCACTGGTATTTTTACAGACAGATTTGCCCGCTTTAACCTTTCTGGCAGCGGTTCGGTTCAAGGTTCTGATGCTGGCGTAACCGCTAGCATCCAAGCCTATGGAAATGATTGGTATAAGTGTTCGGCGACTAACACATGTGCGTCGGGTTCTTCGTCACGAATGAGCAATTTTATTATTGATAGTAGTTTTGCCAGATCTTACGCTGGTGATGTTACTAAAGGACTGTTCATCTGGGGCGCCCAACTAGAAGCCGGATCTTTCCCCACCTCCTACATCCCCACCACAACCGCAACCGCCACCCGCGCTGCTGATCTGGCGAGCATTACCGGGACTGCGTTTAGCTCGTTCTACAACCAGACGGAGGGGACTGTTTATTGGGAAGGTAGTAGGGCAACAACTACAAGTTTTCCTGACAGATTTAGGTTTAGCGATAACACTACCGCTAACCGCTGGTTCTCTTATTGGGACGCCGCAAGTAACAGCAGCACTTTTGAGGTAACCACCGGCTCAGTATCGCAAGTGCAGATTTATGGTGGTGCGCCAACACTCAACGTTCCCATCAAAGCAGCCTTTGGCGTCGCAGAAAACAACACATCTGCCGTTTACGGAGCGACTATTCTAGGAACTGATACATCAGTAACTGTTCCCCCTGTTTCGCAAGTAACTATTGGCACAGCCTTAACGGGCACCATCAAGCGCCTAACCTACTGGCCCGTCAGATTGCCAAACCCCACTCTAGTTTCCATCACGCAGCCATGACGCAGTTCCTACGATTCCCCGACGCTGACACCTGGACCGCTGCTGCGTCTGAGGCTGGGTTCATGGCCGACGACACCCTCGTTGCCTACACGCATGACCGTGCGATCGACGTGGTTGGCACCATCACCCGTGGCGGTGAGTACGACCCCGAGACCAGCGATGTGATCGTTGCGCCCACGGTACTGGCGGGGTTCCACGTCAACTATAGCGGGGACCTGCCGTCCAAATGGGAGGAGTTTGTGGTGGCACCAAAGCAGCCGTGTCGGGTGTTTGCCTAGGGATTACCCCTGGCAATTAAATCCCAATCATCTACAAGATGACCATAGTCCCGTGGCTCAGTGCACGGGACATCATGTTTACCGCATACATCACAGGTATCGTAATGCATAGTAGCGCAATGCCCCTTGGGGCCAGTGTATGCACTTGTAGCAAACCACTTGCCTAGCCTGGGGCCACAGTCATTACATATCCATGCAGGGTAGGGCTTAGCCATTTTTAAGACCTGTAAACAATCTACGCAGCTCAAAAGCCGAATCATATTCTTTTTTAGTGTATTGGCAATGTTTTTCTATTGCATCATTTAAACATTTACACACCTCACAAGGTGTTAACTGCTCACTGAATTCACAAATAATATCTGCAAAATAGTTAGTAGCTTTTTCTTTGGGAGAAAGATCAGTCACAAGGTTAGGATTTGTTTTAGAAAGGGTGTGATAGTAAAGTAAATCAGTGGGCATTTTCCGTTTCCTTCAGGAATTGTTCAAGAGCTTCCTTCCGTTCAAAGTGAATATCTCTGCAGTAAGGACCAGCTTCCTCCCTACAAAAACGTTCCCACAATCCTGTATAACAATGGTTACCTGGTTGGTAGCACTGGTAGACATGCTCAATAAAGTCGGCCTTCTGTTGTTCTTTTTTAGCGTCCCAATTGTGAAGAATTGTTTCGTAACTAAAATTAATCTCAGGCATTACCTAGTACCTCAATGTTGGTGACTTGAGCAGAAGTTGATAGCACATGGGGATGTGCTTCAAACAAAATGTCATTTACGGATTCTTCTAATAATCCGGCAGTTTCTTCTGGTGTACGCCCCTTGAATGGGTCGTATTGAATCTCAATATCAACAGCAAAAGAAACCCTGACGACTGGAACGGGAACGGGATCCATTACACAAAAGAAAGACCCCCTTAGACTAGCAGGTTTTTGATCTGCCAGTCCAGAGGGAGTTATAAGTTGTGTTACGTTTCTAAAAAGGAGAGTTATAGGTTGCTTTTTACCGAGCAAGAAGCATCAACAATTGCATTAGCAGCTTCGATGTTGTCCTCTTCGGCTAGCTCACGCAATGCAGTAAGCGCTCCTTGAAGAGAAATGATTTGCTCCTTGGTACTATTTACAATACCAAGTGCTTGATTATACTTCTCAACAGCAGCCTCAAGCTCACTAAAAAGAGAAGCCGTCTTTTCTTGAACGTTTGCCATGATGTTTAATGAAGCTGTGCAAATTCTACACTACTTCAACTGTGGGTTGCACTACCCTTTTTATGAGTAGATACTTAACTTTCCATTAATCTTTCTAATGAATGCACTTGATTGCTTTGGTAATGGCCTAAACGTTTTTGAATGATTGTTGCGTAACTAATTGCTGCATCTACCATCTCTTCTGCATCCATGCTAGCTGCTAAATTACTATTAGATAACATACCTGCCGTAAGGATAGTAGCCTGCCATTCCAAACGGTTACCTATTATGGCAGAAAGAGGGGTACCTTCCGCTGTAAAGTTCGCCATCATTTGAGTCAAGCGATCTTCTACTGCCATGGTACCCCTTGTCTTTTATTCAGTATAAACTGAGTTACTTATCAGCTTTAATACCATAATACCAATAGGCATTCTTGGCATTTGTATGGAAGCGTTTGCCTGCCATTAGCTTGAGCTTTTTACCCTCAAGGTCATCCATCTGTTTGACCTGATAAGGCGCTACCTCATCATCACCACACAACATGGACAGCTCTAATGAACACATATCAATTTGCAATTGAAAGTCATCAACCGAATGTTGATGACATACCATTCGCACATGTGCATCATCAAGATTAATCGGTGGCTCCAGCTTCAGGTAGAACGTCTCCGAAATATTCGGATGAGTCCAGTTCCATTTTGCGTTCAGTGAGGATTCGCTTGGAACGGACCGCATATTCTTGACTGATTTTGATTCCGCTTGGTAGTTGTTCATTTGCTTGGTAGGCGTTGATGATGTTGTCAAGGTTAGGTAACAGTTCAGTTTTGGTTTTAGGAACAACCTTTTCTTCAAGGATTGTCCCATCTATAGAACGTACCACAGTTTGTGTTGTTGTGGTAACTTCTTGAATCATACCAAACTTTTGTTGCTCTTCAGGATCCCAGGCATTGATGTCTGACGTTACCTCCACTGTCAGATTCTTCTTTGGTACCAGGGTGAACTGATAGTTGCGCCCTGTAATCTTGTTGTGATCTACTGGCAGGGACCGACGCAACCAACCTAGCAACCCCTTGAGGCTTCGCAGTTGGGAGTCGTGATGGCGCTTGGCTTCCGTGAGTAGCTCACCTTCTTTCTTGACACGCTCCAAGGCATCCTCATGGGAAGAGATTGCGTAATAGATACGATCAATCTTTTCTGAGCGTAGGTTGGCACAAGCTTCAAGCTCTGCTTTTGCCAACTCCTCGGATGCAGGATCAAGCAAAGGAAGACTACGTTCCAGGGCAGCATAATGTTCGTAAAGTTTTAATACATTTAACTTAGGCAAGTTGGCGTGAGTTAGTTGAGTCATTGTTGAGTTGCGTAGGGATAAAGCGATTAGCCAAGGTGAATGAAGCGATTAGGCAAAGCTGGTACGCAGCCTACCAATAGCCCAGGCAATAAGCGCCCCTGCCGCTGCAGTCAAAAGGTTGTAAAGAACACTGGTTAGCGTTGGAAGAACTGAAACAGCAAAGAATTCAAACATGAGTTGATACCAAGTGTGTGGTTGTGTTAAGCAGTTTACCGTCATGCTTAGGACGTAGGTTTACTTTTTGTTAAAGTGTTGATTAGTCATGGCTAATCCACCAATCCAATCTGTTGATTTCGTGTTCAACCTTATCGGCTCGGCAGTTTAGTCCTCGCACTTCCGTCTCAAGGTCTCCAATACGATCGCTTAGCGAATCAATCAGATCCCAGAGATGGTCAAATTGTGTGTCAGTCATCTGATTGCTCAATAGTTGGAAGAGAGGGGCCAAGACTTTTTAGCCAGCACAACATGCACTAGTTACCTTCATAATATTTAATGCTGCTGCTGATGTAGTGCTTGTGGGTACCGTGTTTAGGACAGATAATTTGTTTTTGAGAATCTTTAAAGTTTAGAAAGTCAGTCATTTGATTGTGATGGTTTGTTGTTTAATTTGGCAAAGGCGAGACAGGTTGTCTCCTGCTACAGCAACTTGAAGAAAGCTGTAGTTAGTTTTGCACTCTTGATTAAGTGCTTGTTGAGTGGTAGTTGTTTTTATAATAAAAGTGGTTGGCCCAATCGTAATAACGGCAAAGACCATTGCAAACCAGACAGGAAAAATCCATTCGCCAGTGTTGAATTTCATTTCTTTTTAATAGCAGAGGCTAGTTGAGGAAGGGCCGTACCTGGAAACGGGACGTAACCCGCATCCATCATACTGTCAAACAAAGTCCAGGCATCGTGTTGTGTAAATACAGTACGTGGCTTGTACGACCGCCAATGCGTCAGCGGCGCCATGGATCCTGACTGAGTGTGCAGCAATACAAACCGTCCATCACTAGTGCTGTCACTTGGAGGAGCGTACCACCACGCTACACATTTCTCACTAACTCCACCACGTGCGCTATTACGTACGTCTGTGCGCTTGGCAAGCAGCTCACGATACTTGTTAAACCAAGTAAGGTGAATGCACCACGGCTTGTATCCCTCTATCTCAGCCTGGAAATCAGCCAAGGTATTTAACTGCCTGGTAAACGATCCACACGAGCAATACGGCGCCAGTGTTTGTACTCCACTGCCATTAGTTTCCTCTCCAAACTCAGACTCCATATCAATAGGTAGTGACTCAGCTCGCCAGCCGTCCGGAGCAATAAGATGACCCAGATCAGTCTGGTCAGATTGAAGTAACGTCTCCAAGCGTGTCTTGTCTTTGATGTGAATAAATTTGTCAGCCCACGTCGTCTGAAGCTTAGCGGAAGCAGTGAGATATCCCAAGCTATGGACATAATTCCACCCCTTAAAAATGACATAGGCGTTCCTGTGCCAAATGGATGGGCCACGGTAGTTTGCTCCGAGATAGGAAAAGAAATCTTTGAGTCTGAATGTGTAGTCAAGGTAAGCTTGCTTGATTAGTGCGCGATCATAACACTGAGTAGTATTATCATCCCGACGCACAACAACATTAGTGTCAAGTAAAGAGATGTCGCTAATCCCTGTGTCATCAACACCAGGGAAAGCACGAGATATGTTAGTACGAGAATAAATTGAAGACTGAGCAGTGTTGAGCGTTTCATTTAAAAGTGTAGTCATTGATACAGATTAAGTGGTTGAGTTGAAATGGAGTAGGCTGTAGACTAAACAAAACCCTGACTGACATGGAAGAGCTTGAATCTGGTACCTATGTCCCCCTCAGTAAGTTTGACATAGAGCCCACTCTTACTGATAAGTTCTGGGAAGAAAAAATCAAAAGATTGATTCAAGAATCCACATCAGTCAAAGAACTACGTGAGATTGCAACACTCTTGGTAACCATTGCAACCACAAGACAGGGCGTAATCAGAGGGCTGGTAAAAGATATACACATCTTTAACAATGTTGTTATAGATGATACAACTATTACCAACCCAGAGGTTACATCAAAGTGAGCTGTCTTCTCCAGTGATAGAAGCATAGGAAATCATCCCATCCTCTACATCACTTGCTGGTTGCAACATTGCACGGTCAGTTCCCCTGGCAACAGGAAGTATTTCTACACCTGTTTTAATTCCATAGGCACCACCTAGCTTGTCAGCATCCTGCTTGGAATGTTGATTGATGTAATCAGCAAACAACTCTTGGAATTTCCAAGTTGATTCACGATCTTCATCAGGAATCGACATGCGATTCAATGATTCGATGGCGGCTTCTTCTGTGCTGTAATCAGGTATATTAAAAGATTCAATTGCACAGATCTCAACGTTGTTGGCGCCGCGCATGTCGTTGACAAGTAGCGGAGTAAATACGGTAGTTGCATAGAACTTTTCATTGAATGAAAGTGGGACTTCAACTGATAGTGCTTTGCTAAGACACTTGGACATTTCTTTTTCATACAGCTTGATCTTTTCAGCTGCATCAGTACCATTCAATCCCTTCAGTGTTAGCACCATAGGAATCTTATGGGCACGTACATTATCCTTGTTAAGGACATACACAAGATACTTGGTACGCACACTGAACTTACGTTTGTACATCTCACCTTTGCTGTTGGAAAGATCAGCGGCAGCCTTGTCAGCATCCCATAGATCTTTGACATCGGGATTGTCAAACGTACCAATGGTCATACGCATCCCAGTTGTTTCCTCAACCATGAGGGGAGAACGTAGAAGCACTTGAATTCTAGGCTCAGTGAAATTGAGTCCTTCTTCAATTGAAGTGTTGGGAGCCATACCAAAAGTCTGCTTGTAGTTCCAGATAACTGAACCTTTATCAAATTGATCTTCAGTTGCGCTCCATCCGCAAGTATCTAAGTCTGACTTCCGCACGAACCAACCTCTTGTCTTAGACTTGTTGAGGGGCTGGATGGTGACGAGGTTTTGGTACCCCGAAACAAATTCTTTAGATTGAAAAAGCTGAAATGATTTGATTCCACGTGTTGCAAGTGCAGTAGTCTTCGTAGTCATGTCAAGGTCGATTAGGTTTGTTGGTGAGCAGTTTTACGTCATACTCAGGACGATCAACTTAATCTTTAGGATCTAAAGCATTGATTTCTGTTTTGCAACGAAATGGCAACCTAAAAGATCTCATTAGATCTGCTTGGTTAGCTAAGGCAATTTCAATATCTTCAACGCTAAAGCCTACTGCTTTCATATAAGAAACAAAAGCACCAACTAAATCAATCGGCTCAGTATTCCTGGTAGCAACCTGAACCGTATTGTTTTCATCTGCATAGCCAAAGCAATAATTCTCAAGAGGAATAGTCATTTGCATCAATTCTGTAACTTCTTCAGAAGGGTTCATTGCTTAGCTCCGGTGCAGTGCCGTATTGACCAGGTAATTCTGGCAGACCACCACCAGATGTCACATTCCAAGGGTCACTTCCTTCATCGGCTGTGCGTCCACCCCACAATGGAGCCACATTATCCGATGCAGCTACCGTTGTTTGTGGTTTAATTTCCTGTGCACCGGCCTGTGCCTTAGGTGCCAACGTCATAGAAGCCAATTGAATTTTGGTAATACTACGCCGTTCTTTTGTATCTTTATCTACCCAAGCGTCAGTAACAATACGGCCTTGAATAGTAAGGCCAACACCTTTACGTGTGAAGTTAACAAGAAGTTCCGCTTGTTTAACCTTGTCTTCTGCACTGTTAATTGCATAGAAGTTAAACAGGTCAGACTGATTACGTCCAGTGTTAACAGCTAATGTCTGGTTGCAAATCATAGTACCATCAGTAGTTGTCTTGAAGGCACGTGCATCTTGCTGATCAATGTCTTTAACACAGCGTCCACTAAGGATTACCGTGTTGAGGATAGGGAACTGATCATTAACTTGAGCAATGATTCCTCCATGGAGAGAGTAAGTTTTAGTCTCCAGATCGAACCGCAGTTTTGCACCATGGATGTAGATCTGAGATCCTTTAGTAACACGAGAAAAGCGTTCAGCATTCTTGCCGTAGACATTAAGTTCAATTGCAGTAGGTGCTTTGTTACTAACAGGTGGCAACAACACTAAGCAACGAGTTGCTGTGGAGGTAGCACTGATGTAAACTTCGCGTGGCGCTTCAGCAGTTTGAGCGCAGAGTGTAACAAAATTCATGAGATCGAGAGTGTGGTTGAGAGCAGTTTAACGTCTTACTTGGGACGAATATTTAATTAGTTAAAGGATATAGACTATTAATTCCATACATAACCAACTGTGGAACAAGTTTCACAATCATACGAAAGACATGCGCCGTCAGAATACTCTGGCGGTAAATCATCTTCATTAAAATCAGCAGCAAATTGTGAACTTACATCTTTAAACTGTTCATTGTCTTCATCAGGATCATTAGCAAGAACATAGTGAAGTGTCCAACTTTCTCCTTCACCTAAGCAATCAGGACACTTGCGGACAGGAATGTTTCCTTTAATAATGTCACGAAGTTCTTCTGGTTCAAGTGAAATTGAGTCGGCCATGGTTAGTGAGTCTGATCCCAAGACCAGCCTACCTTAGCATCGCCTTCTATTTCACATTGGAATGCAAAGAATTGTTGCGCTTGCGGGAAGGCTAACAACGCCTGCTCCTTGACCAAGGCTGTGTAATTCTTGGGACAAGACAGTTGAATCTCATCATGAATCATGGCGTGCTGGATCCAGTCACGACCATGCACTAACCCTTTGCCCTCAAGGTTATTGTGAATATTAATCACCACTTGTTTCATGAGGGCAGCACCTGATCCCTGGAGCAATACATTTAATGCACTAAAGTCTGACCTACAAAACAATGCACGCCCATCTAATCCACGCAGGTATCCACGTTCTTGTATAGCACTTGCCAACTTGTTCTTCAATTGTTTAAGCGCTGGCACACCATTTACAAAACCATTGATTGCATTACGTCCCAATTCTTTTAGACGCATAGGATCTTTCTCTTCAGCATCTACAATGCCACCAGCTTTCTCATTACCACACCCGTAGAGCATTGCATAAATCAAACGCTTGGCAATATCCCTGGTAGGCACACCAAACTTTTCTTGGTTGTATACATGAATGTCAACTGATTCATCTGTCACAAGGTTGCCATATTCACCGTCATCCCATAGGGCGAGATATCCACCAAGACAACGTAACTCCAATGCCTTGGCATCTACACCTAATAAGTCCCAGCCATCTGGTGCATGAAACAAACTCCTGCATTCTTTACCATACGGGCTATAGGATGCTGGTACCTGACCCATGTTTGGATTACGGTGTGCGCAACGTCCAGTAATACAACCATTAGTTACAACCTCACCATGCATACATGAGTCTTGATTGTTTACATATTTAAGCCAAGCTTTTTGACCATCAGCAATCTGTCCTAGTCGTTTACTGATAGTCAAATATTCACCCAACACTTTAGCCTCTGGATAATCTAATGCACTCAATACTTCGTCATCAAGAATTGGATTACCTTTATCAGTTAGCTCCTCTGGTACCCACCCATACTTACCCTTGAGCCTACTAACAATTTGAGGGCGAGAACCAGGATTAAATTCTTGATATCTTACTTTGGTAAATGGCTCACCTTTAATATACCCGCGTGCTTTATTGTTTACCTTTGGTACAAACACTGACTCTTGTTTGATAGGTGGGAATACTTCCATCACCTTGACATGGAGTTCATCTTTCTTTCTTCTGAGATCATCCACCAGATCAAGACATGCATCCACATCAAAAGGAAAACCTGCTCGCACTTGCTTATTAATTGCAAGAGCAAAGTCATGTTCCAACTTAAGCGCCGACTCCGCATAGTTTTGTTTCTGGATGAGTTGAAAAAGTTGAAGAGTGACCCTAACGTCCTGCTCACAGTATAAAAGCATCTCTTCGGAGTACTCACTAAAATCTTTGAACTCAATCTTGTAATTGGAGAGGCGGTAACCCCACGCTTTAAGGCCGGCTCTACCCTTGAGGCCCTTTGGTACCTCCGGATATTGTTCTGTGTCGAGATCATAGAGAACCTCCTTGGGCCAAATGAGTTGTGTACAAATGAGTGTGTCAATAATTCTTCCCTGAAACTTTGCAGTATCAGGGAAAAGTTTTTGAATTACTGGAATGTCATAGAACAGAATATTCTGCCCTATTAAAACATCTGCGGTAGCAAGATGCTTAAGAGCAGCAGCGATGTTAGTGGGTCCATACTTGTGTGTTTGGTTTGTTTGTATGTCATGTATGACAATGCAATGGATGACCGTTACATCGTCATACAATCCATCTGATTCCAAATCAAATACCAGCCAAGATTCATTTTCTGAATCGGGCTTCATCTTGAATTGAGAGGTTTTGACTGGTGAGAGCTGGGTCATTCTTATTAATCCAAGTTAAGATTTGTTGTGCTCCCGCTCGATGCGGATGCGAATAAATCTTGTTTATTGCTACATCAGAGTCTAGTGGAATCAACTTAAAACTGTTACTGTCAGAACAAGCCCTAACTGCGTAGGGCATGTCTGTCTCCTGTGTAACAATGATGTAGCTCATGGATGTAAAAGAAGTCTGGCTAATGTTAACACATCTAGAAGTTGTGTAAGAAAATTAGGACAGTGTTAACATAGCCACAATTTTACGTACGAACTTTCTTGTTCTTGTTGTAACCAGTAAACTTACCCTGCTTACGCCGAGCATTAAGAGCAGCCTGTGCTTCTGAACCAGCACGTTGTGGACTATGGACCAGTAATGCAAATGGCTTGTCACCAAAGCAATGACTGTCGTCATGATCAATCTCAAGCCCTAGTTCTGCTGCTTCCTCTTCTGTGTACACAACATAAGCAACACGCTTAAACACATCGGGATTGCGTGGAATCATACGGTCAAGCATACCACCGATCGATGCGGTCAACATAAAGTTTGCTGGCATCTTCTCGTGTATAGCCAGCCAATCATTAAGCATCTTGGTATATGCATAGAACTTTATAGTTGGATACCTGGTAGCAACACGTGCCCATGCTTCCATGTAAGCACGTGCCCAGAAGTCACCACTCTCATGCACACGACACATTTCAAGCGCTGGTTGTACCAGTAGTGACAACTCAATAAGACCTGCAATCAACTCAACCTGTTGTTCATAACTCTTGCCTTGTAATTCTCTGTAGCTACCATAGTCACCGCCATACATTGTCTCACGTAACAGATCCCAGTTGTGCCAACGTGCATCACGTACGTTTGGATACATAGCCTCCGCCATGGCAGCAAAGCACCTATAGTCCGTAGTTGGATCAATAGGTTGCTGCGGTAGATCCATGATCTTACCTGTGGTGCGATCAGCCATTGTCTTACATACTCCTGCGTTAGGGCAAGAGTATCCTGCTGGCAAGCTAAAGATTAAACGCTTACCAAGCTTGGCATTACCTGTGGAGAATTTAAGAAGTTGCATGGTGTTGAATGAAGTGAATGATAAGCAAAACTAATAAGCAGTTTAACGTCATGCTTGGGACGTGTTGACTATTGTGGCGACTTAACCCCACTTATCAAGGACGGCGCGGGCAATGTCAATTAATCCCTTAGGACTACAAGCGTAATTGCCAAAATCCCAATCACTAGGCAAGCTTTTATGTTTATACAAATGTACGGGTGAGATATTTTCTGTAAGTTTTAGTATCTCCTCATCCGTCGGCGGCTCCGGCGTTGGGGTGGCTAAGGCGGCGCGGGCACGGTCTTGTAATTCAGCATTAGTCTCATAGGAAGTTTGATATTGCAGTTCGTCAAGCAGCTCAGCGCACAATTCGCGGAAGTCAGGGGCTGGGGTGGTCATGGTGTCACCTCGGGGAGTGGTTTGATAATGTAATCAGGAAGCCAAAGCCAATCTGTCATACCGTAAAAATCAACTTCAACATTTCGACCCTTAACACTTAAGATGATTACGTGGTCAGTAATGCCAGAATAGCATTTTCGAATAGACACTTTCTGCCCGATCAATTTTTTTACCTCTGATACTTTCATTGACTATGGCCCTCCAGTTCGGTGGCGATGTCGCGTTGCGCTGCTAAGGCCTGGTTGTAACCCCACTCAGCAGCGGCATAGAAACTGGCGCAGGTGCCAGGGATGGTTTCCCAATCTGTAATCACGTTGAATGGGATCTCAAGCTCGTTGGGTAGATCCGTAACCGCACGAATAACATCGACGGCAATCACATGCGAAACGCGCTCGTGATGCACATGACTGTCTGCAACGTAGGCGGCATCTAGTGCTTTTTGAGCAACGGGTGAGAGTTTAGTCATTGGTGCGTTCGGGGTGGGGTCAGTCATTGGGCAGGGCCTCAAGTGCGCGGCGGATGGTGTCTAGAGAGTCAAGGGTGTCTTGGCTGAACTCTGTTGTATCCCAGAGCATGTCCACCTTCTCAAGTTCAGCGATAGCCTGCTCCTTCAAGCTCGGCGGTTTGGGGCGGCAGGCGATGCGGAGTTTGTCTTCAGGCATGGGGAAGTCTCCAAGGTATGGAAGATACTTGGATACCCACTCACGACACGCCTCCAGCTGCTGGTCGGCACCCTATTGAGCAGCAAGACTGAATACAGCATAATTTGAACGTGAGCTTAACATGTCTGCCCACTGCTCCACCATCTCAAGTGGTGGTGTGATCGGGTGTTTTTGATTAGTCATTTGAAAGCAGCCTCTCCAATAGTAGGGAATTGTTCAATGAAGATTTGCTTGCAGCCTTCTGCAATTAACCGATGCTCTAGCTGTGTTTCTTTTGATGCACGGACAGTTACATAATGAATCCACGACCGCAAAGTGCCGTGCATATATAAAGTAGTTTGTGTACTGAGTGGAAGAATGCGACGTGCACATTCTTTTGCTACACCATTGTCAAGCATGTCTTGATAAAGTTCGCTAGCTTGCATGTATAACGTCATAATTTCTTCGGTTAAAACATTCACTGTACCTAAATCAAGATCATTTGTACTATTTTGTCTATTCTTTAAATCCTGTTTACGCAATTTTGGAATAGTAAGTTCCTGTACCTGGGCATACCTAGTACTAAACTCTTGAAAACTAAATGAACGATGGCGTAATATCTGTGCAGAGATGTCACGTTCAGTGTCAATCTTTACACAAAGGCTACACATTTCAAACGGGCTCCAATGTTGGTGATCAATTAGATACCGCAAAAGTTTTGGTGCTGTTGCCATGTTGTCTTCATTGGCTGGGTTAGATACCCGCGCCATTCTGACAACAAGATTCTCAGCATCTGGTGAGCAGTGAACAAAGGTAACGTTCATGATGTTGCCCCATGAACAGCACGCCACTCTTCAACAAACCCAACAAGTAAATTCTCAACAAAATCTTCTTGATGTAATTTTTGTTTAGCAGCAATACTTACTAGTGCCCAATGAGTATTGTCATCAACTTCAATGTGATAAGTACGTTTTTCTTTAGTAGATTCCACAGGCGTAGGCTTGGAATAGCTAAACAATTCTTTACTTGTAAGATCAAATAAATTAGTCATGGGTTGATTTCTCCAAGGGAAGTGCGGTAGTTTGCAACGATTGAATGCACATCTGCTATGTGACAGATGCGTGACTGGCTGTGCTCACTTGCTGATTGCAGGTGATCCCACTTCACAAGTACATACTTTGTTACTTGCTTACTGGTACTTACCTTGGTGGTAAGCCCAGTCACTATACCATAACGCTGTTGGTTGTTGGCTGCTGCCGTCTGCCTTGCCTTGGTACTAAGACCAGAAAAGATCATGTTCTTAGGGCGCTCAGCGACACGGTCACCAACTTGAAACACTGTTTTGTTTCGAGTCATTTAATGTTCTTGTAGGTTTTGTAGTTGACAATTTTGCAGATAGTACTGCGGTGCATCTTAAGTCTTAATGCAATCTGTCCATTGCTATATCCTTGCTGATGCAGATGCCTAACTGTTTGTACTTGAATTGCATTTAGTTTTGCGTTTGGATTTTTATCTCCACGCAATACATGTGGGTCAAGTGGGATTGGTTTAGCAACTGCATAGCGCTCAATAGTTTTGAACTTTGATTTGCAATCAAGACAACGACACCACCGATTAGTAACATCGCCTGCTTGTTCAGTGCATGTAACGCGGGTGTTGGTACTGTTACATGCTCGGCAGTTCATCCTTTCCCTTTGGCAGAATTAAATCCAACATGTAACATGTTTGTGTTGTACCAAGGATTTGAAATGCATCCAAGATTAAAGTCTTGTTGCGTTCAGTTGGTTCGTAGTACTCAAACAGAAACTTTTCTGCCTGATCAAAGTCATCCCTGGTACCAGTCAACCTTTGCATGATTGTAGTAGGCATTGCATCAAGGATTTTGTCAATGAAATGTTCACGTACCTTAGGCCAATCATCGTCTGCAATTACTGCAACAACTTGATTGGCTAAGTCACGATCAACTGAAGTGAGTTCAGGCATGGTTGTGTAAGTAAGAAAAACCCCCGCTTGCGCAGGGGGCAAACCCTATGACGAGAGCAGAGGCCTAGGTGACTGAATCAATATAGCACAAAAGCCCTTGGAAAACCAAAGGCTTCTGCTCTTTGACAGGAGTGGTCAATTTCCCGGCCCGCTGCAGCGGGACTTAAATCCTAAGCGTGACTTGACGAGAGCAGAGGCCTAGGTGATTGAATCAATATAGCACAAAAGCCCTTGGAAAACCAAAGGCTTCTGCGGGGCTTCATACGCAGACGACCATTCTGTAGCCAGCTTACGCAGGCTGAGCTTCCGTGTCAACTATTGGAGCAGCGACCCCAGCTTTTGTAAGTTTATCTAACATTTGGCACATGACCGTTGCATGCTGATGCGTCTGCTCCATGAAGTGAGCTGCACGTTCTGCACTGATGCGATGGAGGGTACCGCTTGGTTCTTTGTAGACCCAGCTTCCGTCAGGCTGTGGTTCCCCTTGGAGGGCAAGCCGTTCTGAATTGTGTACATACCTTAGCTCAAGGTTGTGATAATCTTTGAGACCATCACCTGCTGTCCAGGTAGCACCAAAGTTGTAGCGTTGGTCTTCATCACTGAATGCATGGACTTCAGGGATGAGATGTTGGAAGCAAGCAAAGATGTTCATGAGTTGAATGTAGGTTTGGTAGGGATGGCGAGACTTGAACTCGCATGGCCTAACGGCCGACAGATTTTAAGTCTGTTGTGTCTACCGATTCCACCACATCCCCATTACCAAACACACAGTTTAACCTACAACCCAAGGTAAGAACGAATTTGTTTTTGTAAGAATTGTGAAGCAGTAGGTAAATTTTCTGTTACTTTTTCAAGGCCAGCTGCTTGAGCTTGCCCTTTTAAAAAGTTTCTCTCAATAGGTTCATCATGATACATACGTACACGGCGCATGCTTTCTGGATCAACAACAGCTTGTGTTCCAGCAATTTCTGCAATAGGTTGAGCAACCCAGTCAACCCGTCCAAGTTTTGGATTAATCCTTGAGTTGAATCGTTCTGTATCATTTACAGGAATTGTTCCTTCATACTTAAGTGCATCTGGTTTTTGTTGTGAAATCATACGATAATCCGGATCAACATCCAATAAATCAAATGAAGAATTATATTGAATAGGAGATTGTCTTGTAGTTAAATCAAAAGCACGATAACCCCCTGGTGATTGGTAAAGTTTAATGGTTGCTTGTGGGTTTTGTTGGAGATAGTTTTGAATGCGATCTTCTACATCCCCAAGATGTCTGATAGTTGCATTGCGTTCTGCATGGTAAGGACCAGCCACATCCCAATCCATCATTGGTGTGTCTTTAAATCCAATGAACTCTTGAATAACACCCGGAGATTGCATTGTAGCTCTTGATTGATTTACTGGAAGTTTATGTTGGCGTTTATAATAAACACCTGGCTCAAGTACATAATGAGTTGTAGGATACTTTAATGTCTCAGATAAGTTAGAAGAAATTCCAATAGATCCAAGAACACGATCAAGTTCCAAGGCTCCTGTATCAACATGTTGCTGCAATGTGCGTTGAGCAAATTGCTGAGACTTCTGCAAGGCTTGTGTTAAATCACCGTTGTTTTGTTTTGTAACAATAGGCCCAGGTTCAATTGCAAACTTTTGTTTTGTTTGAGAAAACAATTGATTAAACAACTCTTCTTTTGTAATAGAAGAGCGAACAGGGTTAATTATTTGACCGATACTTTTTAAAACGCCGTTCATAACGAGCCCAAGATTTATACTCTAGTTGTTTGTATCTGTTGTACAATGGTTCGTTTTGATCCATTGCCATTTGCCAACACAGCTTCTCAAGATTTTTGCAAAACCGATAAGCTTGATCAAGCAGTTCTTTTGTCATTATACTTCAGTGAATTTGATTTCAATTGATGTTGAACGCCAAGTGTGGTCATGAGGTAATGGCTCAGTACCATAATCCCATGTATCAAAATCATCTTCATTGCGAGGATCATTGTCCTCAAACAATATGTACTGGGGTTGACCTTGCTCTGTAATGTAGGCACCAAGATTTTGCAATGCTTGTTGTAGCAATGCTTCTTCTTCTGGTGTTATGTCACGATGTTCAGTCATAGTAGAGGGCTGGACTTACGTAGGGGAAGCCTGACTGCCAGCGGCTGTGAGGGCCGAGCTTACTCTACTGCACTGCGGACAGCCAGTGCCTGCCTGAATGTGTCAGTATATAAAGCCTTCTCATCATCATTAAGACGAGCATTGCCAATACCAGCAATTTGTTGTACAGACATCAAGCCATGATTAAGTTTCAACTGAATAGTAAACTTAGGCTTACCATCTACCATACAAAGCACAATAAACTGTAAACGTTTCTTAACATCCTCTGCATACCCACCGGTACCTATACAGTTACGTACTGCTTGTCCCCATTGAGATAGCTGGTGTGTATCCATTGGTTGTAAGAATGTCCACGTGTGTTCTTGATGAGTAATCTTAATTGGATTAGGGAATAAATCTTGGGGCAAATCTTGTTTTATATTCTTGATCTTCCATGCTTCTGATTGCACATGATCATGGAACTCAGTGAGACGCCAACGTGCAGGTGGTTCAAGTGGTTGGCCTGCATCTAATACAGTATTGATCATTGTGAATGTATCACGTAAAGCATACATTGTTAATCCAGTAACTATATCATGGAACTTAAGCCTTTCTTCTCTAACTGTTTTATCAAGAATTAAAAACATAGAAGTAATAGGCATATGGTCTTGTACCCATTGCTTAGCTTTTGTATAATGATTAATAAGATGAGACATTCCCCAACTATTAAAGTCAACGCTGCTTAATGCTTCTTTATATGTTTGATAGTAATCAATAGGCGCATCTGGCCAAATACTATGGATCCATCTGATACCTTCCATGTATTCAATGAATCTTTTGATAGGCTTTAGTGCACTGCGACTATTAGTAGCAGTAGGATCATTAAACATATCAATAGCTGCATCGCATGCAAGTTGCAATTCCTTTTGTACAAATGGTTTTGCAAAGATAACAACAGGGATATCTAAGTACTTACATATTTTGTTACCTATATTTGCAGCAGTCGGCACCCAATTAAGATCTGCTTCTTCAGGTGTTTTATGACTGAACATATTCAGGCCTTGACCAAACAAATAATCCAAGTTATTTATTTTCTTATCAACACGAGAAAATACACATTCATCTTTCCATACTGGAATGCGTGTTCTCATTTCTTCTGTAAACAATTTAATACAATTTCGTTTCACACGTTTACCTTTATCAGACCATTCGTTCACGTTAAATGGATCCCAATGATAACTAACTGAGCTACATACTGTATCTAAAGTAACTGTTGCTGTGTGCACATGATAATCAACTCGTCCATACTTCCTTGTTTCCATATCAGCCAATACTAAATTCATACTTGCTCTATTGAAACAAATTCGCGTACACCGTTTCTTTTCTGCCTTGGTAGTTGATATTGCATAGCTAAACCCATATAGATAATCTTCATCTGCATTAGGAAACCATGCTGCTACCCATACTGATTCCCAGTAATAGAGAATAGCTTTTACTTTTCTATCTGTAACAGAAGCTATTGGAAGCCTGATTGCAGTGCTTTCATTGGGAAAGGTGTTGGCGTAACTGGAGGCGGCGGCGTAACCGATAGAATGAGTATAAAATACATGATGTTTTTCAGGTGCAACACTTAAATTAAGTTGATCAATTACTCTCTGCATAACAGCAGGATCAACAATATTAGCTGGGATCAAATCATTAATGTTTCCAATTGGATACTTGGTTTTCTTACGTGCTCCCCCTGGTTTCTCGGCAGCTTTCTTTTCCTTGGCCAATGCTTTCAATGCTGGATCATAGGCCAGCAGTTGGTGGTGCAGATTTTCTGGGAGTCTAAATTCCATGGTTGAGTGTGATGTGATTGTGTGGGTTAAGCCAGTTTAATGTCTTAGCTCAGGACAGTCAAGCATTTACTTCTTATCGATCAGTGCTTTGATTAAAGCATTGATAATTTCAAGAGCTAGTGTAGGTTCTACTTCTGTTGAAGGCTCCTCATCTTCATCCTCATCTGGTAACAAACTAGCCTCATCATTGTAATCATCTACTAGTTCATCATTTTCAGTGTCATCAACACCATCCGTGATGTAAAGTTTGTTAAGTATTTCATATACACGAATGCGAACACGTGAGCTGGTTGGATAGTTGAGATCTTCTAGTTCATCTAACATAGTTAGATAAGCCCAGCGAAGAACATCTTTAACTACCTCTTGCTCTGCGCGTTTCTCCATGACATATACACTACCGCCTGCTGCAACAGCAGCGGTATGTGCATCTTGGAACCAGGAGTTGATAACTTCGTTAGTGGGAAAAGACATTGAAATAAACCTTGGGTGATGTGTGTGTTGATAGGTCAGTTTAACGTCATGACCAGGACGAATGATCAGCTTACCTGAGTCCAGCTCAGATTGCAATCATTAATGTACGCAAGCAACTCATTGTCTCCAGTAGGGAGATCAGCTTCGTCATCTGCAAGTAGATAAGCCTTGCATATTGCAGGACAATACTCAGCAGGTTCGTACATAGTCTGTTGATAAAGCAACTGCATGTCATCAACCATTGCAAAGATTGTGTATCCATTTGAATCAAGTTGTGTTTTGATAATCTCAAGAACATCCATCAGTGAATACCCCACAGTATGTTGGTAACTTTGCGTGTACCTTCGTATCCGCCCTTGGCATTCATTGCCCGGTCATATGCACACTTAGCAATAGCAGGGTGCATGTCATACAACTTGATCCAAGTTTGTAGTTCATCCTGCCAAAGGCGCATGTACTCATCCTGAATCTTGGAGCTAGCAGTCCAGGCAACCATTAGTGTTCCGGTGTGAATAGTTTGCATGTGAGTTGAGTAGGTGGACGGCAGTTTAACGTCATGCTTGGGACGTATAGTTATTTTTATTTTTTGTGATCAATTTTAGTTAGATACCTAATTAGGTAACCAACTAGATAACCAATAAGGAAAGTTGCAATCATAATACTTAAAACAATTTGATGTTACGTTTTGATAGTCCTGTACCCGGCAAGGATACAGATGCCCGGACTCCTGAGTCGCGGGCATTGAGTGTTATCTGGAATGGACCAAGTTGAATTGACTTGGTAAATGATCTAACACCTCGCTCGGTTATGTTAAACCCAGCGACAGTCTTGTCAAAGTTGATTGGTGATTTGTCAGTCATTGGGCAGGGCCTCCAGGGCACGGCGGATAGTGTCAGTAATCTCGGGCAGGTAGTGAGCGTCGCGCTCAATAGTGCCCAGCATTTGCAAGGCAATACTGTTCAGCGTTGCTGGCTTGGGGCGGCGGGCGGCGCGGAGTTCTTCTTCAAGGTCACGGTGATAGACCAGAGACTGATTGTCAAACCACTCGATACACGCCTCCAGCTCCTGGTCGGCACCCCATTGGGCGGCGCGGGTGGCGATGTACTCATAGCGGCAGTCAGGAAGTCCTGGGGTGGAGTGCCAATTTTCCACCCACTTCTCCACCAATTCAGGCGGTGGGGTGATCGGGTGTTGTTGGTCAGTCATTTCAGATGCTCAGGCATGAGTAGTTCTTGGTCATCTTCATCCATGTTTGTCATTACAAACTTCTCTCCATTGGGGGCAATAAAGCCCCCAATGAATCCAATACCAAACTTATCAGCTGACTCTTTTAACTTGGCAATGTAGTGCATTGCTTCAAGTAGTTGTTGATCAACTGAATCAGGAATCTTTGGTAGCTGTGGACTGGTCATGTGTTGAATTGTAATGTGTGTGTTGAAGCTATCGACACTGTCAATGGTAGCACAGCAGCAGGGAGCAGCCCCACCGGAGCGACCGGCAGGGCTGATCTGTTACCCACTGTAGGAAACTTCAAAAACTACAGTGCCCTGAAGTATGGAGCTATCGAAGTTGTTCTTCGCTCCGTGCATATACTAGCTGTGCATCTCCTGATGTTGCTGCCATGCAGCAGTATGCATCTCATCTAAGGTGACAGGTGGTTCGCCAAAGCTATCACCTGGATCACCAAAGCATGATAATGCAACATCTAACGCTTCTATTGCGGCATCTAAATAATCTCGCTGTACAACATTTAAACCAGGTTCTAGGAACATATCCTTTAGAGTATTTGTTATCAACTGAAGCTTAACCTCGGTGTCAGCTTGGATCACTCGCTTGGTACCATCACGATTGATGAGTACACGTGGAACAAAATAGAGTTGATGCATGATGTGTTTAGTAATGAATGTGTACACGAGCAATGCCATCCACTGGAACACCCAGTATCTTGGCAGCTCGATAGCTTAGGTCAATGCTGTCACACTCACATCGATCTGTGATTGGAACAACCAATGACCTACCTTTGTGTTGCACAGTAACTCGTGTGCCGCATGGCAACCAAGGATGTGCAGCACTCACCTTGTTATCACTGTAAATTCCACCGCAATATGCTGGTCTACCGTCATAATATTGGTGATAAACAGTAGCAACCACTGGTCTTGCTTGTGCTGGTACACAGCTTAGAACAGTTAGTGTGAGAAGGAATAGTCTTGAAGTAATCATGTGTCAATTCAATGGGATAGTCCTATAAAGATTAAAGGTTTCCCTGGTAGATCTTTACGGGGGTGTGGGGGGTTGGTCAGTAGTTATCTGACAGAACCCGGTGATAGACTGATTAAAGCCTTAAGACTTTAGCATGGAACTGGCCGGCAAATACAATCGTAAAATACAAGAAGGACTAAATCAATCACCAAGCATTCCTGTATTAACAATGCAAGAAGGAATAGATCAATCATTAAAGATTTTAAGCAATCCAAGATCTACTGAAGCACAACAAAACCAAGCAATGATTGATCTTGCGTACGATCAAGACACAATTAATAAATTAAACTTGTTTAATTCTCAACATTATCCGTCAGCAAGACCAATTCCATCTCTTCCAGCTGAAGTATTAAATCGTTTGCCGCCAATAAACAATACAGATTGGTAAGAGTTGGTCAGTAGTTATCTGACAAAACCCGGTGATAGACTACTTAAAACATTAGATGTATGCCAGGTCCAGAAGCATTTCAAAATTTACTTAATAGTGTCAACCAAGGAATTGGTGTTGCATCTACTGAATTTAATAAACGAATCAACAATCCTTTAGTTAACATGGCAGTTAGTCAACCATTTAATTTTGAAGATCCCACTGGGACTGTAACAATAGATCCTCGTGGTTCCATTGTTGGCAATGCTAACAATGGATTTAGATTTGGCATTGATGCTGCAAATCAAAATGCATCTATAGGTAAAGGCATGTTTGATTTGTCAGGCGGTATCTACACTACTCCTGGTGGGAGTACTGAACCACAAGTCAACCTAAAGTTTGATACAAAACTTAACAGTCCACAGTCTATTCAGCCAGTAAACATGCAACAGTTTTTAAGCCAACCTCAAATGGTTGACCCTCGTGATGCTGCTGCACAAGCTGAGATCAATGCTATGCGTTTACCACAGGCTCGTTATTGGTAACGTATTTTGGCAGCATCAGTGTCGCAACGATAAACATAATCTTGCCGTTCACAATAGTACAATTGGTGTGCACGTTGATACAAAATTTGATTCTGCCCTTGGTACATAATTAAACCAGTCCCAAGGTATTGACTTAAGCAAGCAATGCTTGCACACATGAAGTTAATCATTTAGTTACTCTGTTAATCCTTTACGGATAACATTCCATTCACGTAGTGTGGGTGTCCAAACACCTTCATGTTTGTTTAACAATTCCAATGCTTTCTCTTTGTCAGTAAGTACAGGAGGTTGCCAACCGCAAAGATGAATCCAATTCTCATGAGCGCCAACCTCACTCCAATTAGATGTAAGCACTTTGTTTTTGCTAGATTTTATGTATACTCTTCCATACACATCGCCATCCAAAGGAGTGGGTTTCCTGTCTGTAATCCATGGGCATGACTCCCACCATGCAACGCTTGGATGTTTGTCAGATGTAGTTGGTTCAATTGTTTCTAGCGGGAGAATTTCTACAACATCAAATGGCCCTTGTCCAGATAAACAATATTCTCCTTTTACCGTGTAAGTACGATCATCAATTTGACATGAGTATGGCGCTGTTCCAATATATGTAGCAATATCTCCATTGCGAAGATACATCTTTTGCCCTGGTACACAAGTGCTCAAGTCAACAGTCATGATTGTTAATGCGGTGGTGAATAATAATTAAAACGAGGATCAGGATTCTTCTTGCTGGGCAGGAGTTAAATCAGACAGGATGTCAACTGCCATTTGATGTACAGCCACATAGCATTCATCGGGAATATTCTTCTCCTCACAATGCAAACGAGCTATGCCAAGAGTTTTATTTGCTACAACAAGAGCTTGCCCTAGTTCAAACCATAAACAATAAGTTTCAATATGAGCTTTGTGAGCATCTGACCATTCATCAAAAACTTTTTTCTGGGCGGGACTTAAATCAGACAGTGCGTTGCTCATGATGTCAAATGCGATGGGACAGGATGGATTTCAGAATTGACCAGAGAGAAGAACGTGGTTCTTTTCGGAAGCACGCTAGAAAGCATACCATATTGGTATTAAAATTTCAAAGGTAAATGGTTTGTTAATCAAACTAAGCTGAGGATTCTCAGCCAGCTATCGGGGTGGTCATGTTCGACTTCGTCACCCGCCGGGGTCGGGCAGCACGAGTCGAAGGTCCACTCTTCGATGTCTTCAAGGTCTGGGACATCGTACCATCCGGTGAGTTCTTCGGACTCGACAGTGGTGTAGTTACGTCCTGTTGGTATCCAGAAACAACGCAGGACTCCTCGCTTGGTACGATAGACGTTACCTGTGCTGGGGATGCTGCCCTTCGGCGCGTCTTGGAAGTCGGCATCGGCAGGGTATTGTCCGGTTGCTTCTTCTTCGGTGAGTGGTTCGTAGCCAAGGGCTTGGCCAATGAGTTGCTGTTCCGTTGTAAGAGCCATGATGCGATCTCCGTAATGAGTTGGATGAATAGAATGCTGAGGCAATAGATGACACCGATACACACAATAAGAGTGTCGGGTGCCTCAGATGATCGGACCTTGGTGGTCAAGTGCAATCCTCCTGTAATGATGTGTTGGTTTGCTGACATCCTGATGGCTTGGTTGTCAGCCAGCCAAGTGGAATGTCATCTTCATCTAGTTCTTCTTGCATGGCCATACGTTGGTAGTACGCCATGTCGGCTAGTTCTTCCCAATGATCAGCATGTGGTTGATCAAATGTTGACACTGGTTGTTGCACTGAGTTACCTCCGAGTGTGGATGGGTTGATCCAGTTTAACGTCATGGTTCTGGACGTGTAGTTAATTTGTATTGGTATTAATTAATACAGGTTTAAACCATTGTTGTTTACGTTGTTTGCGTTTGGGACCACAACATACTGTATGCCAATGTCCGCGTCTCCAATGAGAAGCAACAGTTCTACTATTGTCTTTGGATTTGTTTGCAGCGTACAAGTATTTGGTTTGTTGGCGGACAAACGTTTTGCCTAACCAACGAATAGGTGATGCCATATCTTTATTAACACCTTCTTTGTCCTTGGTAAATCCTTTGCCTGGTGTTGTCACCTTAACTTGTTCTTCTGTTATCTGCTTGGTTTCATACGTATAAATAAGAATTAAATTCTTAATCAAACGTTCAAGTAATACTTCAGTTTCAATGCAGGGATTTAAAAAGTGACTGTAATCACCAGCTTTGCTCCATAAATAATAACGATAATGAACTTTATCTTTAGTTAAAAGTGTAACATGAAACCAATCGCAATTTTTAGTGTTTGAAACATCTACAAAAATTGAATTAATATTTAGTTGGATGTTATTTTTAAATTTGAAATTTTCAAAAAACTTATTTGCATTTAACGGCAAAAGAAAAATGTATCCAGGCAGTGAACGTTTTGGTATATCCATTTCCTTTACTGCTGTTTGCAACAATGAATCCAATATGTTTTCGTGTACACAAATAGGAGGCACTTTAAAAAGAATAGGTAGGGCTACAGCAATTGCGCTATACTCTTTGTCAGTAAACTTGTCTACATCTTTTCGCTTTATTATGTTCCTTCTAATTCGGTCTAATATTATTGAACCATATTTAATGCCTTTCTTAATACGTGTCACAAGCACTGCCCATTTAACATAGTTCTTTGGAGTATTGCAGTTATACGGCAACGTTTCTTCAATTTTTCTAAGTTGTTTTGAGTTCATTTGATTGAATGAATAAGTGGAATGATCCAGTTTAACGTCATGGTTCTGGACGGGCTTCACTCAGTTAATAACTTGTAATAACATAGAGTTACACAAGGAATTAACAATGGATTTAGCGGGCAAGTATTTTACAAAGTTAAACAATGAACGAATGATTGCATATCCAAGCGAAGGTCATCCCCATGGTGAAAACATATTAGACAAAAAGGTTATCAATAAATATCAAATGGGAGATCATTTGGTTGATGGTGGACCAGGCTTTGGATTGTTTTGGGCTAGTGCTGTACAAGACATACGATCACTACAACCCAAACCCTTGGAACATGCAATGCAAATGATTCAACTAGACAACGCACGTATGGATGCAATGACTACATAACAGCCTTCCACCTTGGTAGTGGCTGTAACAATGGGGGCATGGGGGGTTGCCATGTATTGGCATATCATCCAATACATGGCAGGTATTGGCTAGATCAGTAAGCTAACCAATACTTAATGGTTGTAATGCCTCCAGCTAATAGTTGTCAGTCCCTTCTTAATACATATGGTTACCCCATGCTCATGAGGAATGATCGATACATGATCTGGGTTTACCACATCAATCTGATCAGTGATTGAATGTGTTAGCTCTGGTGTTGGCTTAGCAGGTTCTTCTTCCATTGGAAGAATTTCTACAACATCCTTGGGACTAATACGATCATCTTCCATCCAAAAAGTACCGCGCCTTGTATAGCTGTAGCCATTTACTGCGTGTGTGTATATTTCGTTTTCATCTATGACTCCTTCGTATGTAACAATTTTTCCATCACGAAGCTTAACCTTCTGCCCTCGTACACAGGTGTTGAGATCAATGTTGGATTGAGTGGTCATGCTAGTACTGCGTCAGTGTGAGTAATCAGTTCTTGTACGGTAACAACATCGTACTCGTGCAACTCGTCAAGTGTTAGCTCGTCGAGAGGCTCATAGTCTTCTGTCTGGTTTTCAATTACTTCACATCCCACCTCTTCGAGTTGTTCAGCGAAGCTAGGCCAGTCTATAGCAGTGCCGTAGACATGGGCATAACGCCCTGTCATATCGGCAACAAGTGCAACATAACTTTGCATTAGTGACCTTTGTGGGTAGTTGATTTGTACATTGCAGAAGAATCTGATTTGTACAATGTAGCAAAAGCCGTAGTTACAATGCCAACTAAAATGGCATAGGCCAAGACTCTACTGCTGTAGTACTTGAATGAATCCATGGGATGCATTTGAATTTTCATGGTGTGATCCAAGTGTAATCATCTGGTTCCATAACTGTTTCTGACCCATCGTATTCTTCAATACAATAGGGACCAAACACTTGTGCAATACATAGGTCAGAACCTGGGCTATTTGCCCTCTTGCCAAGTTCTTCTACAACTTGCACTAAGATTGGATTGTGACGAACACACTCATATAAGTATGCATATCTGTTGTAGATACTAGCGTCACCTGTGTATCCCAACTCTTTCATCCTTGTCAAGGCTTCAGGTGAAATACTGAATCCTCCATAACAAGTATTGTAAACAACCTTGGTAAGCATTGAACCTCCATTGGTAGGGTGTGCGCAGAACCTTGTGAGTTCTGCGGAGGGCCATCGCTGGCCCAGCGCAGACTTCTATTAGTCGTAGATGCGTATTACGCTTAACTCAACAGGTAATCTATTGAGTAGCTCTCCGCCTCTAACCAAAGCTTCTGTCTTTGTAAAAGCATAAAGCTCTATGACAGAATCTTGGTACCACACGCGCCATAATGTGTGTTCCATTACTTATTCCTGTATACCAAAGTCACGTTCCCATTTAAGGAAAGCGCGATTGGTATTAACTCGTTTCTCTAGTACCATACAGATGGGCATTAGATCAGAGAACTGAGCCATGCCATCCTGGAACCTAAAGAATAGCTCTAGTGCTTGTTGCCTAAGCTCTTCGATCTCCCTGTCAATGCACGGGTGTGCACTGGTAGAGTCTCGACGAGCTAGCAGCCTAGCACGCTGAGTAAGTAGCTCTTCAACGTAGGAGATTTCCATGTTGATTTGAATAGAGTTGGTAGGTAGTACATATGTACCACGGCAGACAATGAAGTCTGCAGAGAGGGCCGAAGCCCTCAGTGCAAACATCAGACAAGCGCTAATCGTGATTGCAGTTGCAACCAATTAGTCACTGACATAACTGCCAGCCTTGGAGCAGGTACATCAAGGTTTGCATCGTACCATGCAAAGCTAAGCTCCATGGCACAATCCTCTGCTTGTTGCTGCGTCTCAAATAGCTCTGGCTCACCGTTAACAACACAAACGTAGGCGTTCTTGATGGCTGACATGAGTTGAATACAATGGGATGTATGCGTTATCACAGAGACGCATCCCTCTGGAACATTAGACAATAGGACGTGTGTCCTTAGGCTGTATCCAGATAGCAAGCTTACGCCTGCCATCTTTAACAACTTCACTAATGCGTTCTTTAGTCTGATCTTTAGTTACTGCAGTTGCAGTAGCGATCAGTGCAGCAGCAAGTGCTTTGCGTAGCATTGTTCTGTTAGCCACACTCAGTGTGTGGCAATACCAAGTAGGGGGATTTGATCCCCCGGCATCACGCTTGTTACTTGGTGGTGGTGTAATTATTGGCCTTACACCAGTCCATATGAACCATATGTGCGTTAACAGGCCAGTCATGCGTACGACACTGAAGTGCCGTTGCTTGATCTAACTTTGCAACACCGAACGTCATGATCCCTGCTGTAGTTCCCGTCACTGCAGTTACATAGATAGCAACAGCTAAATATCCAACTTGCTTTGATGACATGATCACGGGATTACTCCTGTGTGTAGGGTGCCTATCTCCCTGGAAGGCAATAGCTGTGGGAGGGTTTGCACCTCCCAACCCGCTTTAACGGATCAGCTTTCCCCGTAGAACTTACCTTGTTCTACGGGATCCACCGTTACACGCCCTGGATAGTCAACGATGTAATCAAGTGCAACTGAGTCATCCTCAGTTACCTTTACGATTACACCATCAACTTTGATGACGTAGTAAGCGGCGGGGTAGATGATCTTAGCCATGGAAGTTACCTCGGAACACTTGGGCTTACGCTGCTGAATTGCAGCTGCCAAGCAGGTTATCCATGGCTGACCATCAGCCTATGTCTGCTACGTTTAACGTCCAGCTTGACGTGTATCCTGTGGACCACAGTTGCTTGTGGAGAATACTGATGCGTGGAAAATCCCCTAATTTAGGGGCTATACGATAACGTATTACCCCACCGAGCGATACGAATTCGTATCAATCGTATTAATAATGTGTGTAAGGGCTACATGCCCCCGCTCTCGCGGGGACACAGCCAATCCTTCACCGTAGTCAGGCAACCTGCAGCTGCCTAACAAACTTACGTGCGCGGTCCACACTCATACTGGTAGAACAGTCGTAACCCTTCTGTCCTTTCCTTATTAACTTCGTGATCCGCGCTAAGCCAACCTCCTTGTTAACCACAAAATGGTAGGTAGCTTCCCTTGTTGCGTAAACAAAAAACACATCCATTAATCTGTCCTCGTTGGAATCTGTGGTAACCTGCGTTCTTCGGATGCGCAGCCCCCGTTACACTCACTCTTCCCTTCTTCTTACTTTGCTTCACAACGTAGTCAGACGCGTTCTCGCAACGGAGTCAACTTCACACCGGCGCAGCCGGGGAACTTTTACATGCACACCACTCTTTCTTTTTTTCTTCCCACATTCCACTTCGGACGGGTATATTCAGGAGCACTTGTAAAATTGTTTTCCTATTCGACTTTATGTAGATTTTGTTTCTAAAAAAATAAGTAAAATCCTGTTTTTGTCATGGTATAGCCCACTTTGCCCAAGTTTTTAGACAAAAAAACCGGGGGATTAGCCCCGGTGTATTACAAATTGTAAATAAAATTCTATTTCCCTGACCGTCGCTTATATGCAAGTGTCGCAGCCTTTGCTTTTTGAAATGCTTCCTCATCTGGAAGCTCATATGCCAACTCTTTCTTGGCATTGGTAACAAAATCACGCACTTCTAGTGAATCCTTGCCATCTTTTGCCATACTCATGGCCTTACCTTTGATGGCTTCTAGGCCTTCAACCTTCTTTTGGCGAGCACCAACGTCCATCCCTGGAACAAATACACTTATTTACTTAGTATAACTGTTGTGCGTCCAAGAGTTGTAAATCATAGAATACAAAAAGGCAAAAATAGTTACAATACCTAACCGTGGCAATTTCCCCCGCTGATTTCTACGCTTACAGCCGTGCAACAGGTACGCCTGTACCGGATAGTGACGAAGAAAGGGCACAGATGGCGGGTGACGTAATTAATTTCCGACGTAATCAACTCCGTGCACCTGCCAAGGAGAAAGATGAAGGCTTTAATCTGACCAACGCCCTAGGCATCGGTGCTGCGGGCCTGGGCCTGGGGCTAGGAGCGTATGGCTTACGTGGTGCACTTACCAAGAAAGCGGCCGCTGCGGCCCGCACAGCCGAAGCTGCAGTCGATCCTGTTATTAAGTACCAAAATCTTGAAGATTTGCGTCGTGCGGCAGGCTATACCACCGCTCCAGTGCGATCTGAAGCACCTGTTCAAACACCTGCACCATCTAAAGTAGCGACACAGGAACCCTTAGGTGAACTTTGGGAACCAACGGTTCCTACACAAGGATTTCCTCGTTCATTCCTGGAAAGCAAAGGGTCTTTATTACCTGCCGCTAAACCAGATGCCGGCGATCGTTTTATTCAAGAATACGAACAACTTGCAAGAAATCAAACGCGAGCTGATCAGCGCATCCAAGCTAGACTTCGTGAACGTGACATGGAGATTCAAGGCAAAGGTGAGCGTGTTCTTTTAGAGTTACGGCAAGAAGCCGCAGATGAAGCCAGTGTTCTTAATGACATGGCTGAGTATAGCCGGCTTCAGGGTATGGAGCAAGACCAGCCACTTAGTCGTAGGCAAGAACGAATCCAACAAGCAATAGCGGTTTCACAACCTGGAAATTTTGCAGACTTAACTAATCTGCAAGAAAATCTTTTAAGCCAAGCTCGTCGTCAAGCCGCAAACGCTGTTGAGTCTGGAGAAGACCAGCAAACAGGACGCATCAAGTCTCAGCTCCAACGAAACGAAGATTTAGACCTAGGGCAGGTTGAGAACCTTGAGAATATTGCGCAGACAAGCAGACCAGTAACCCTAGAACAAGACGATGCAATTAATCGAGCCGCATCACAACTTCCTGATGGACTGCCAGTTGATCAAGCAGAAGGACTGACGGCACTTGATGTTCAAAATAAACAATCTTTTCGTAGTCCTCCTAGGGCTTTAAATCAAGAACAAACTAATGATCCTCTGGTACAGCAAGCACGCCAATATTTGCTTGCAAAAGAAATTGACACGGATTTTGATTACTCCGCAGAAAATAAAATTCAAGCGGCACAGGTTCGAGATCGCATAGAAAAGGCAAGAAGTCTTCAATCACAATCCGAACAAATTCTTGCTGACATCAGAAATGAAAATCAACCACCGCGCAAACAATTATCACCCGAACAATTTGCCGCAGAATTCAACAAAACCTACAGAGAAGAATTAAACGATCAATTACAACTTGTTGACAATGCTCGTCAACGCGCTGAATTACGTGGGGCACAAGCTACAAACTTAGGTGAAGATATTGAATTTTTGTTAACAGGTGGCGCTTCTCCAATTGAAACCACTATGCGAGGCAATGCCTTGCGCGGCGGCAAACCTAATGTTACTGGCGATATTGTTTATCAAGATCCAGCCGGTGAGTTTGTCTCTGCGGATACAGGGTTAAAAACCAGGTTAAAGCAAGGTCCAGAGTATGAAATAAAAGCACGTCTTTTAAATGAGCTTAATAAAGTTTCTGATGAAGACTTAACGGAAGTAATTTTAAAGGGTCAGCAAGCCCCGATGAATCAATATCTCAAAAATCTTGTAACGTCTAAATTTACAAAATATGGCGCAACGCAACAATTAAACTTACCTATTCAATCTATTGATCTTGAACAGACTTTTGGTAGTGAATTTGATGAGCGCCTTGCTCGAATGGCGTCTGATGTTTTGCGTACCAGGGCATCTAGAAGCGAAACGCCTACACCTGTACAGTTAGGTGCTTTGGATCGTGCCAGGGTTTCTGTTGCTGCTTCGGAGAATGTGTTACAGCAGGCTCGTAATCTACGCCCAACGGTTCGTCCTGGGCCTGCACAAGACGTAGCTCGCTCAATGGAAACGTTAAGACGCGGAATGATTGTTGATCCTTCCGAACAGCAGCCAGTTCTTCCAAGCGTTAATCAACTTAGAACTGGGTATGCCACTGACGAAGACCTTGGCCCCATCCTGGGAGCCGCTGATGTTTATACAGGAGCCGCTGCCGAAGCTGCTGGACCTGTAATTTTTACAGGTAAAAGCAAAGCAAATAGCGTCCTTCGCCAACCGCGCATTACTGGCTCTATTGAGACGCCGACAGGTCGTTATTCAACCCAAAACAATCCTGATGTTTTAGGTACTGTTTACAATGTTGCAGGCACTAAAGCAAACCGCGCAATCTCAGCTCAAGTTGAAGCAAACGCACAGGCTTTCTTAGCAGATGCTTTGACGGGTGGTCTCACAACAAAAGCCGTTGCATCTCCAGAAAAGTTTGTAACGCCAGGAAGAACACAATTAAATCAATTAGAACTTTTATCTAATACCGGTGAATCAGCTCAAGTATCACGGATGTCTCCTTTAAGTCTTCAGTCGACGCTTGGCCTCCCTGGGCAAGAACCTAGCAAACGTACTCTTTATGCGCAATATCAACCAGGGCGTAGTGGACAAACTCCTATAAGCCCGTTTATTGGTGCCATGACCGGCGGTACCGTGGTTATTCAACCAACAACAAGTGTTAACCCTAATGTTAGGCGTGACATTGGAACCCCTTCCCAAAACATGAATTTAACTCGTCGTGGTGAAAAAGCTCGTTATTACAGTAACGCTCCTCAAGAAAGGTTTGTGACCGGCTTGGAGCCAGCAGCAATTGGTCCGTTGACACAATCGCCCGGTTTATCTCGTATTGGTGGTTGGCAAGAACAAATAGTAATGGGCGCTGGTTCACAAGGTGCCATGCCGGTTATTCAATCTACTACTCAAGGACAAAGAATTGCTTACCCACGTATGGATAAACCTGTTACAGCAGAAGGCTTCCTTGGTAGTAAAGTTACCAATATTCCACCGTATGGCATTGATCCCGGTACTGAAGATTGGAGAAATGACCTTATGCGATCTGCATACAGGCGCGGTGGACCAATCCGCACTTACAAAGGATAATTTTGGTAAAGTTAAAACAACCCCTTAAAACAATGGCTGAAAAAAAGAAAAAACCTACCAAGTGGATTAAAGATGCCGAGATGAAGGAAGGCGCTTTCACCAACAAGGCAGAACGTAAAGGTATTACCACTGCTCAACTGCAGGAAAATGTTTTGTCTAATCCAGACAAATACAATGACACAACCGTTAAGCAAGCAAACCTTCGTAAGACCTTGGTAGGATTACATCAACGCAAAAAACAAAAAACACCTGAGGATTGATGGCGCAAGACGCAAGGCTTGACTTAGGTCGTTACATAACAAATCCTTTTAACCGCCAAGGCCAAATTCCTCGGAAGTTAAATTTTAACGATTTGTTTCGTGCCAAGCCTGAAACAGGTGCTGCCCCTTGGAACAACTCAAGATTTAACGAAGAAGATTTAATTAATCGTTTCATGTCTCGGAAAGAGACATTAAACCCAGACTTAAACTTTGTTTCTAACTCACCATTTTTTGACGACAACGAAAAGACAACTCCAAGTTACGAAATGTTTGAAGGCCTGGGGCGTTTTGAACGACCTGTGTCGTATGACTTTGATGAGGGCCGCCCACGTACCAAGCAGCGCCCACAAGATCAACCAGATTACGATCCCAAGTGGATGGAGGCGTACAACTTAAGTCCAACGCTCAGGCCAGAGAAGGCTGCTAAAAACCCAATGCCGCGCCTTAAGAACCCAGATCCAAACGGTATTCTTATGCGTAAGGCAGAAGGAGAAGTCAAGAGCGAAACGGAAAATACTCCATCTGTTGCTCAGTTACTGGAACGCAAATCAACTATTAGTTCTGAACAAGCCAAAGCAGAAGAAACACGTGGAGGAGAAGAGATCTCAAAAGAAGAAGAAAATATCTCCCCTGGTAAAACTTTAAAAACACCTGAGAGTAAAATAGAGGAATAGGAAGTAGCTCATGTTAGGTAACGCATTAAAACATTTAGGCGCAGCTATTGCTAGCAAGACGTCTCGTGAGGCAGCTGCACAAGCGCTTCCAGGGGCCGGCTTGAACTTGGCAATGGGAATGCTTGGCGCAGGACCTAAAGCAGGTCTAGCCTATGCAGGGGGAGATTTTCTTCTCAACTATCCCTTGGTTGCGCTAGCGCGTACAATATCTCCTGCTGTAGAAAAAGAAATAAAAGATGTAGCAACGGGAGTGATAACCAAAGAATTTGTTCCGTCTGGTCTGGAAAAGGGAGTAAACTTTGCCGCTTCACTGGGCTCGATGCCTCTCGTTGATTACGTAACCCAAGGTTCTTTGTACCCCCAAATTCAACCACAGGCAGTTTCTCAACTTGAACAAGAGCAGCAACAATTACTACAACGTCAAGCTATCAACCGCCAGCAACAAGCACAACAACTTGCGCCTGGTACTATGTACCAAACTGTCGGACTACCTAGGTTTCAGTCTCCAGTGCCGGGCATCACCTTGTCAGATGAAACTTTACGCCTACTAGCCGAGGCGTACTGATGGCTAATCCCCTGGAGGTACGAGGCCCAGTAGCAGGTTTCAAGTATGGCATTAACGCCATGAAACAAGCCGCTGCCGGCGGCGTAAAACCAAACAGTTCTTTACGTGATCCAGAATTTCAAAGTCGGTTAAAAGATGCAGACATATCTCTAAAGGGATCCCCTGGTGCATACCTTGGAGCTTATAGTGCCAGGCTTTTGGGCGACATTGCAGACGAACAAACTCGTGGCTTGTGGTGGAGGATTAACCATCCCCTAGCCATTGCAGATAAACTTGCTTCCGCAGCAATTGATCCAAAAGGAACTCTGCCTCGCTACACATCTTCTTTAATTCTTGCTGGTGCTTTGCAGCCAGCAGTTGCGTCAATGGGCGCATATGATATAACAAATATTGGTGAGCTGGGCAGGCCTAAAGGATACAAGCAAAATGAGCCAACTCCTGAAGATTTTAGAAAAAGTCGTGACCCAGCAACTGAAGTATTTGAACGTTTTTTTCAAGGTCGCCAGGGGCGGCCACTAAAAGAAGAAACTGCCAGAGAGGAGATCCCTGGACTTACTCATCAACGTTATGCAAACTACATGCAGTTTTTGTATAACGAACCTGCATTCCTTGGAGCCATTAAGGCGACACCTGAAAACCTTCAAGGTGTTCCAGAAGCGCGTGTCTTTGGTTATCCCGTAAACATCCCATTTGCTACTGGTCTAGCAGGTGGTATTGCTGGCGCTAGGCTTGGTCTTAGTAGTGTACCAAGAGAAGTAGTGGTGCAACCTAGCATTTTTCCTGGAGAAAATCCATCACTTTCTAGCGCAGGATCCAAGCCTAATGCTCGTGGAGTACGTGGTGCAGTAGGAGGCTTAGCAGGTTCTGCACTTGGTGTGATGGCAGGTAATCTAATCAACCAATCACTTGCAGCAAAACAACTTGACTCACAATTACCGATGAGTTAAATAAAGGTACTGGTAGAATTAGACTACAGAAATAAAAGTACAGTTTAATAATGACTCCAGAAGATATGCTACGCGCAGGGGTTGACCCAAGAGCGTACTACCCCGATTTTGATCTTGCCGCTCAGGCTCGTGCAGGAAATATTCCTGCGGAAACCTTAGGTTCTCGTGGGGCCACAACAATTAAACCAGGCACAACTGGTGTTAATCCTGGGGTTCTTGAACGCATGCGTTCCTCAGTAGAATCACGGTTGCAAGGACTTGGTCCAATGGGAGAGGAATTTAAAACAAAAGCAAGGGCTGCGTCTGCAGGACTAGAGAAGAGGCCACTGGGACGCATGTCAACCCTTGGTACCGCAGGCCTAATGGCAACCGGTCAAGCAATGCAAGGGGATATTATGGGGGCACTCTCACAAGGCTTAGGTGGCCTTGGTGGCGGCGCAGCAGCTTCAGCCTTGGTTAACAGCATCAAACTACCAGGTGCATTAGGGGTGGTAGCAAGGATTGGCGCTCCCATTATTGGAGCTATGGCGGGCGGCAATATGTTAGAAGCAATTACTGGTGGCCTGGGCGCTAAAGCCAAAGAAACTACTGAGCCCATGTATTTCCCTGGTACAAATATTCCGCTTACCAAAGGAGCTGCGTATGAAAATATTCGCAACCGTGACCTTGATTATACTTTAAGGTCAAACAAAGCTCTAGGTGAACAAGAACGGGCACTTACTCGTAAAGGTATGCAAGATCAATTGGAAATGAAGATCCAACTTGAGAAAGCAATGTTACCAATCCAGGAACAAATTAGTCGTTCAAACTTGGTTAATGCACAAGCCAAGATTGCTTCCGAAGGCGCCGTGTACCAAGCTTTGGGACGCCAAGCTGGACAATTCCAACTTGCTGGAATCGATCGGACTGAGACTGGGGCTACTCTTCGCACAGCAATCTCACAGAACCCGTACCTGGGTGCAACTCTATCGGCCCCTTCCATTAGTTTTGGTTGATCATGGCAAATGTTGACTGGTCTAATGTTGATTGGGCTAATGCTGAAAAAATTAAAAGCATTCCTTTTGGTGAGTACTTAAATACTGGTGATTTAAGTAAAAGCTTGTCTTCTGTTCTTGGAGAGCAAGATGAAAGTTTTGATGGTCTAGACAATTTTTTTAAAACTGCCAAAAAACATGGAATCAAACTTGATTCAAATGCTATTAGCAACTTTGCATTAGTAAATGCAATTAAAGGTCCAAAGACACCAGGCTACGCGGATAAAGGCGGATTCAAAGAACAGCTAGGTGATGTAGAAGCAATGCAAAAAAGACAAGCAGACTATCGTCAAGAATTAGGCAGGCAGAGTTCTGGACAGGCATTGTTAATGAACTCCATTGGAAAACTTGGCTCAACCTTATCCACTGCACTTGGGGGACCCTCCTGGGACACAATTGAAAGGAATCGGCAAAGTGGCCTTACGGCCATTAACAGCATCAATCCCTCAACAATTCAACCTTTGTCAATAGCACAATTCCAATCTCGACCTTATTATTCGTAAAGAGGGTTTAAAATGAAATCAACAAAGAAGTAACAAAACAATGGCATATGGTCTCGTAACGTCTGCAGCTATAGAAACTCTTGGCGGCTTAGCTGGTGGTTTGCTTGGTCAAGGCTCTAAGAATAGACAAATAGAAGGCGACTGGGCACTACAAAACTATGTTGCGCAGCAAAATGCTGCCAACAATATGATGGGCCTAAATGCCTCTCTTGGGCAAGGCATAAGTAATAATCTATTCTCTAACGTACTTGGACCAGACCTAGACCAAGCACGGCAATTCACAGCACAAAAACAAAAATTTGATTTCTTGGCACCAAAAGAAAATGCAATGAACAGAGAGAATGCTCGCTGGTCAATTGGTGCTAGTCTGGATCCCAGCGCAAGAGAAGCAGGCTTTCAAGCATTATTAAATGAAAATCGTAAAACAGGGTTTGATAAACTAGTAGCAACAGACGCAATGTTTGGTCCAACCGGTTTTAGCAGCCGATTCACTAAAAACGCATAGGAGAAAAATTATGGGTGGCGGCGGTCCTACTTACAATGCTCCTGCTGTTCAAAAGGATGATACCTTTGAAAAGTATCTTGCTTATCAACAGAGAAAAGAAGGCCTTGCAGAAGAGCGTGCAGCAACTGAAAGGGCAGAAACCAAAGCAGAAGCTGCTGCACGTAAAGCTGCTGGTGCCGCTGGTTACTCCGGCCTAAGAACTGGTGTTGAATCACAAATGCGTCAGGGGCTCCTTGGCTACGAATCAGCTACTCAGCAGCTACGTGACTACGCCTCTAAATATGACCTCACACCGCCGGAAACGGATGTTGCGTCACTAACTGATGTCTATACCAAAGAGCTGCTCCCTGGTCGCAGGAAGACTGGTATTAAAGCAGCCTACGAAGAAACACTTGGTCGTCAAGCAACAGAAGAGGAACTAGGTAAAGCAACTGAACGTTTCAACCAAGGGTTCTATACTACCAACCAAGATCTTGTTAACTCACTTACCAAGGGTTCTGAGTACCAAGACAAGTTTAATAGTAGCTACCTAGATAACTACTATGACACAATGTTCGGTAAGCAGACTACCGACGCAGCAGGGAAGAAGACCGGAAAGCGTGCATTCACTTTTGATAAGAGCCTTCTCCCCAGCTATGGCGGAGACTTGGCAAGTAAAACTAAAATCACTACACCTGATTTTGGTAGTAGCTTTACTGGTACCCCTGCAGAAATTGAAGACCAACAACAGAATGTTAAAGATACCAGGCAGTATCTGTACAGTGCTGGCTTGACAAACCTCCAAGGGGAGATTGATTCCAATACTCAGAAGATTAAAAATGAAGGCTTGAAAGAACAACAAAAGATTCAATCATTTGGCAATGTCGCCTCAAATCTGGTCTCTGGTTTCTGGAGCTAATATACCTTTGCTATAATTTGTAAAGTAAGATTTTCTATCAATGACTTACACGGGTGGCAACGCACTTACCGACACCGGTACCGATACCTCCAAGGACTTTGACATTAACCGTTTTGAAGAATTGCTTTCCCGCCTGGAAGCATCAAAGGGTCGTCAACAACGTCAGAAGTCTGTTGAAGGCCGTCGGGATATCTTCTCCCAGGGCCTTGCTAGCATGATGGGTAACTTCTAATCTTTTCTTGAGAGTTAATTACCATGACCAGTAGCGTGCCCGCAGGCCAGACAGATGTTGATGACTGGTTTGATTTAGACAAGTACAAGCAAGCTGCTGGTGTAGCCTACGAATTCTCCAAGAAGAAGGCGGAAGATGTTGGATCCCAAGAACGAGAAACTATCGGCAAGGGCGCCCAAGAGCAGCGTACGTCAGCGGAGCAAGGACAGCGGTTTAAGCAAGACGACGAGTCACGTGACTACGGACAGGCCCAGCGAGCTTATCGATATTGAGGTATTTGATTACTGGGTAGACAATTTAGATTGTTCTGTCCAGGAATCATTCCTTGCTTTTGCCTCCGACAACTACTCCATAATTGAAGTTTTTCTCTATAGCCGTTTCCTTGGTTACAACGGCAGTATTGTTGCGTGTGAAGCTTGGGTTAAAAGTAAGTACAAAAAACCGGATCACCGTAAGACTCTTCTGTACGAAATTGAAGAGATGCAAGAAGACATCCGCAAGTTGCGGGAGTCTATGGAGATGCCGGGAGAAGGTAATGTAAAACGAGATCACGGTGTTGCCCGAATTGCTGGTATGCAACGTGAACTACGTGGCACCATTGCACAAGTAGAAGAGTTTACTTCGGTCAAAGATCGTAAGGGCCTATTGATGGCTGGTGCCGACCGAGCAATGCGCGAAGTTGCGTTTATCTTTAAAGATGACCCAATTGAAACCCCACTGGAAGAAGCAATTATGAGTGTGTGGGCCAGAATGCAACTGGAAGAATAAATAACAGTATACTTAAACAAGAGCTATCTTCTAACTATGGCCGTAGAGAAAAAGTTTGTTCCTGGCAAGGGCCTTGTTCCAGTGGGCAAGGAAGAAATGGGTAAGAAGGGCGCACCAGTTCCTCCTAAAAAAGGAGCAGTGCCTCCCAAGAAAGGAGCTGTGCCTCCCGCTAAAGGCAAAGGTAAGCCTGTCCCTACCAAGAGGAAGTAATCATGGGTGCAGGTAAATCAATTCCTATGGCGGGCAACAAATTTGCCGCGCCAAGAACGCGAGAAAGAAATAGTGGCGCAGGCTTCTCTTCATACAATCGCAACATGCAGGCTAAGCAAGGGCAAGCCATGCAAGACACACAGAATCAAAATACTCCTATGAGGCGTTTAGAGATGCCAGAAAATAGAGAGTTTGCTTACAACGGCCCGGATCCTGTATACGATCAACGTAGAGCTAAAGAGGTAGGCCCTGCTTATCGAGAAGCTTACATGCGTGAGATCGATAAAGCTGCACAAGAGCGTAATTAGAAACTATCACCATGTTAGTGTCAAGTGCCCAGGGGCCTCTCCAAGGGGCCTCTCACCTGGAAACAGGAAGAGTGACCACAGGATGTACCTACTACACGCCCAAGCGGCAACCTGGTTCCGCTCAGAGGAATAATCATGGCCAAGGGTAAAATGCCTCCTCAGTTTCTTGAGTACCTCAAGAAGAAGGAAGCTAAGAAGGAGGATGGTACGGAGATGAACGATAAGGAAAAACGTAAGGCAGCTCTAGATAAAGCCAGGAAATATCAAGAGCAGAAACGTAAAGCTAAAAAATAAGCTAGTATTTAAGCATAGTTTGATTACCTGCTGTGCCCGCTTATACTTACCTGGCACATCGTCGTAATGCTCGTGCTGCAACAAAAAACTTTAAACTTAAAGAAAACAAAAACCAAGATAAACTGGATCTTGCAAAGGAAGATTTTGGTTATTTTTGTGAGTACGTAGCAGATAAACCACCGGCAGAGCACCATAAAGAATGGCATAAGCAATTTATAACCAATCAAGATAGCTCTTGTTTGATCAAAATTGCTGGTCCAAACATTGACCTACTTGCTCCTCGCGGTTCAGCAAAGAGCACAGTTCTAGGTTTGCTTACCGCCTGGGCAATTGGAATTCACACTACTGCCAAACTTCCGCTCCAAATTCTTTACTTGTCTTACACGGTAGACATTGCTCGTTCCAAGTCTGCAACTATTAAACGCATCATTGAAAGCAAAAGGTATCAAGAAGTTTTCCCTAGGGTACGTCTCCTGAAGAACGTAACCAGTAATGAATACTGGTCTATTGACCATAAATTTGCTGGTATTGAAGTAATTGGTGATGAACAATTTACTCTTTGTGCTGCAGGCTTGAAAGGTTCGGTGACCTCTAAGCGTTCGCACTTGGTAATGATTGATGACGCTATCAAGTCAGCCGCAGACATCTCAAACCCTGACATTAGAAAAATGATGCAGGATAACTGGAACGCAGTGATTTCACCAACCATGTTTGAAGGTGCCAGGGCAATCTGCCTTGGTACCAGGTTTAGGCATGATGATATTCACTCGACAACATTTAATGAACAAAACAACTGGATGCAAATTGTTTTATCTGCTATTCAAAATGATGTTAAAACAGGAGAAGAGAAGTCATACTGGCCGGAGATGTGGCCCTTGGAATACCTAAAGGAAAAGAAAAGGCAAGCACCTATTGCATTTTCTTTCCAGTACATGAATCAAGTTATACGACAAAATGAATTGTCCTTGGCACCAGAGTTAATTGTTAAGGCAGAAATCTCAACAGAATTTGACGCTCTTGGTATTGGTGTTGATCTTTCCGCTGGTATCAAAGAGAAAAACGATTACACCGTAATGATCCTTGGAGGACGTATTGGAGACCGTATACACATCATTGATTACCGACGCATCAGAGTCATGGGAAACCTGGAAAAACTAGATGCCATGAAGGAGCTTTTAAACGATTGGTCTATTCTTGGTTGTGATGAAAACGGTTCGTACTTCCCAACATACTCAACGTGTGATATTTGGTCAGAAGCCGTACAATACCAGGCTTCCTTGGAGGCCGACTTCAAACGTGTTTGCCTGAATAATGAAGGACTCTACAATCTGCTTTGGCACCCAGTGAAAGGGTTCCGTGCAGATAAGCTTGCACGATTCCGTGGCATCATTGGTATGTTTGAAGACCGTAAGATTATCTTCAACCGTTTCAGGAACTTCAGTAATCTCTTCGAGGAACTCACTAATTTCGGTGTTAGTAGCCATGACGATTGTGTCGACGCCTTGGTATGGTTGGTAACAGGATTGGCCAGAAAAGGAAACCTCCATCTCGATTACTGAAGTCTAGAATAGAGAAAAGGTTTTAGTCATGGGTCCAGAATATTTAGCGTTATTTGTAACGTTGGTTATATCAGGCGTCTCCGGGGGGAGTTGGACCGCCAATAAAATTTTAAATCGTTTTTCAGTACAAGCAAAGCAAATTGATAACGCATTGGCAAACCAAGAAAGAGAGTTGGATAAGCTAGAAGAAAAGGTGAACCGTATGCCCTTGGACTACGTTTTGAAGGTAGACTTCTTAAGGGAAATTACAGAAATGCACGACAATTTTAAACAGATCAACATGAAGCTTGATAAACTTGTGGAAAAGCTTTTGACAAAATGAGCTACATCCTGGAAATACAAGAAGACGAAAACGGGGAATCGTTCATCACTTTTCCGGATGACATCATAGAAACCCTTGCTTGGCAAGAAGGTGATGTTCTGGAATGGAAGCTCAAAGGAAATGGTGTTCTTCTGACCAAGATCAACGACAGCGCTGGGTACGAGGTTATAGAAGAGTAAAATAAAACAACAAGCAAAATTTGAAATGTATTACAATTTCCCTGGTGCCCCAGGTAATACCGGATATCAAGCACAGGCCAATCCTAATCCGCTGATGGTACGCCATCCACATATAAATCCTAGCGAGATCCAGGTACCTCTGGCTTCTTCAAACGGCATGGTTCCCATGGGTAACGCTGGATTCTTTGCTGCTTCTCAATACGAACAACAAATGCCTACTGGTTTCCAAAATAAAACAATCTCTTGATCATTAAAAACTGCTAAGATCAATAAAGATAAAGGGGACAATAGTTAATGGCAGTCGATGCTAAAACACGATTAAGGGAAATCATTGACTCGTATCTTGAAAAAGATGGTGGGTCTGCAATTGATACTGGCATCGTGGCATCGCACCTGGCACAGATGCGGCTATTTGGTATCCGCCAAGGTGTTGAATTTTTCCCAGGGCAAGATAACTTTGGAAACCAACGCAAAGATTTTATTGATCGTGTAGTTAAATACAATCAACTTGATACTCGCCTTGATTCAATCTGGGATTACGTCCTGGCTGATGGCCAGGGTCTTTTTTATATCCGACCAACAGAGGCCAACTATCGGCTGTACTTCTTTCGTAAACATGAGTATCGCACATACTACAACGTAGACGGAGAACTGGATGAAGTTGTAATCATCTATAGCTATAAGGTGCGTCGTGGTTTTGGTTTTGATCAAGATATCCAGGCTGCCAGTTTAACTGGTCAAGGTACCATGGGGCAAGGTGCCAAACGTTACATTAGACTTTCAATCAAACATAAGACAATTGAAGAGACTCACTCAGAAGGTGAGATTTCATTTGAACAACCTAACTACGCTGTATCTGGTAAAACAAAAACGTTTAAAAATACGCTTGGTTTTATTCCTTGCGTAGAAATCCTTAATAATCCCAAGGGATTTTCTAACGAAGGTGTTGGGGAATTTGAGGCATTTGCTAATCACATTTGTACGCATGATGAAATGGTTCGCACCATGCGTAAGAATATTCAATTCTTTGGTAATCCAACTCTTCTCTCCTCCAGGCCAAAAACTGACCTAATGGAATCCGGTGGTGATTCCGTTGTACAGCGTCCATCTATTGCAGCAAACTCTGGGTTTAATAGTCCCAATGGTTTGAGCCGTTCTACATTTAAATCGGATCCAGTTAGCCGTGGTGTTGATGGCCAAATTCGTGTGCCACGCGTTATTGCAAACCTAGAGCCAAACGATAGAGTTGGCTATATTGTTCCAGATGCCATCACTGGTGACCAGAATTCATTCTCTCGTCAATATCGAGAAGAAATTAGAACTGCTCTTGGTGGTGTAGATGAGCTATCAATTTCCGCAGGCGTAACTGCAACAGAATACAAATCATTGTTTGGACGTGTATCTGCAACATCAAAGAAAAAAGCAACTGCCATCTATACGTACGGTATTTGTCGTTGTCTTGAATTAATTATTTACCAAGAGGAACGCCTGTTCCGTGAAACGCTTGCTGCTACTGCAGGAATTGAAAAACCCCTGGAGCTACCAGAGACTGCTACTCCTGAAGAAGCAAAGATGTATGCAGATGCACGTAGTGCATTTGAAGAGCAAGTTAAAAGTTTAATGATGGCATGTCTCAAGTCACAACAGATTCCACCTGGTGTGCTTGGACTGATTCCTGATGGCGACGTAACAATGTTATGGCGTTGGATGGGACCTGTGTATGAAGACTCCACGCAGGATACACTTAACAATTCTATTGTGGTTAGGAACCTCCAGGAGTTAGGTGTTGATAGCATTGAAGCACTGAAATATCTTTTCCCATCTAAAACAGATGAAGAAAGGGCCGGGATGCTTTCGGGTTTCCCGTTCAGGATGGTTGGAGAATTGCAGAGTGCATACAAAGCGTTCGCTGGCCTAGTGGGGGGCATGATGCAGACCCCTCACCCGCAATCACCGGATTTACCGATGGCTGCGGATCCGAGATTGGATTTAACTCCATATCTGTATCGAACTTTAGAAGCTCTACAAAAGGAGATGAGTTATGCAGGACGCTATCGTCCAATCGATCCCACAGACGAGCCAAGCACCAGCAGCCGTCGCCCCGAGCAGCTACGTGGTGGCAGCACCGCAAGCGGCCCAGGCCAGCTACCAGGTGGCTCCAGTGGGGTATCAAGTGGGTATGAGCTACCCCCAAGCGGTACCTCAGGCAGCCCCCAGCTACCAATCAGCCCCTACTCAGTACGCCCCCCAATACCAACAGGCGGAAACAGCGGGGAATCCATGGGAGTCGGCGTTCAACAAAGTAGTGAACCTACTGAGCGCTCCAGTCCAATCCCCGTTCCAGGGTCAACAGTCAGCGCCGACACCGACAGCGTATACCCCGGCCAACTACGGTCAGGGCAGCTACCAAGCTACGCAACAATCGGTAGCGCCGACCTCGTATCTCAGCCAGGACTACTCGCCCAATTATTCCCAAACTTCCTCGGGTCCCTCCTTGGAGGCGATCGCGGACTACCTACAACTGAGCAACGACAGCCGCCAAGTGCTGGACGCGTTCGGGGTGGAAGCTCCAGCGGTGCTAAACCAGTACGCCCTCCAACTAGAGGCAATGCTGGACAGCGCAGTGGCGTGGGGAAACCGGGCCGCAAATAACATCCAAGGTTATGCCAACTTCGCTGTAAATGAGCACCAGGAGAACCTGGCATATAACGAGATTCTGACCAACCCCGATGTTCTCAGCGATTACACGCTGCGTTTCTTCGGTCCCGAAGGTCCGTATCCCGTGTATGAAAACGAAGCTCAACTTGAGACCCGTGGTTATCCCACGCAACAAGTGCAAGCAGCTTACGGCAATTTCCCTGCACCTCCTGCTGCCGCTGGTATGCAACAGCCCGAGAATTTCTGGGGCGGTTTCAACGAGACGATGGCACGTGATCCCCAGAATGCTTGGCGCATGCTGAATCAAGCTGCTCCCCAAGTTGTCGCCGGCAAACTGTTTGTGATGGAGTAAGTCATGCGCTTACGTCTTAATACTGGTGTGCCCGGTATTGCTGGTTTAGCGGCTGGTGGGTACGCCCTTTCCCAAGGCGAAGATCCAGGTTCTGTTGCTCTTGCAGGAATTGGCGGTACCCTTGGCGGCGCCGCTGGTTTACTTGGTGCTCGAAAATTTGCCTTGGCCGGTAAGTATGGCCCAGAGCTTGCACAACAAACTCAAAACTTACTTGGCCGGGCAGAAGATAGTCTGTCTCGTTCTAGTTATGGAGCAAAGAATGATCTAGTTTCAGAGGCCTTGCTAGACCTTTCTGGTGCTGCAGGCAATGTTGCTGATCGTATTACACCACGTAACCTTGGAAAGGTAATGGCGGGAGGCCTAGTTCCTGGGTCTGCAGCGCTTGCCGGATTAGGTGGTGTTGCCCTTGGTGCTATTCCAGGTGCCATGGGAATGCCTGGTTTCCAACAACAGGCACCTATGGATCCTGAGTCTTATGGCTCCAGTAATTCAATAGGCGCTCGTTATAAGACGCCTACTATGCAATACGTTTAAGCATAATAAATTACCCACTGCTAAAATGTGTGATAGATAAGACATGTAAGTGTCTAAATCTTTCCCCCGATAAATTTCTGCGATCCTGGAGGATAGAGCAAAGTGTTTCTTGATAACGATTTCCCGAAGATTCTTGGTGCGGAACTTTACCGTCCTCACCCTGCCTACATTGCTGAGATGGCTGTAGAGCCCGTGGTCGTCCACGACTTTACTCGCCAACCTGGTCAAACCGTTCAGCTAGACCGCTACAAGTTCTGGGGTTCCCCTGGTACTAAGGACGCCCGCGAGCGTATTGCCGACCAAACTATTGGTACTGCCAATAGCCGTAACATCACCAAGGAGAAAGTCCTGGTGGTGCTTAAGGAATACACCGGTCCTGCTGACCCCGGCGATCCTACCCAGCCTTCGACCTTTAAGATTGCTCGTGAGACCCTGATCACTGCCCAGCGCATGCTGCTGGACTCAGGTAACCTCAATATGTTCCACCAGTCAATCGGTAGCTTGACGCTGCTTGATGACTATCGTCGTTGGCGTGACCGCGTCTTTATTGACGAGCTGTCCAAAGCTGAAGCTAACGGTAAAGCTGACACCACTCAAGGTGGTTACTACTTCCCTGGCAATAAGACTAAAGCCTCTAACGGCTCTGTTTCTTATACCACTGCTGAGTACACCGCTGACGTCCAACAGTTCCAGGTGCGTACTGACCTGTTGAATATTGTTAAGGACCTGCGTAAGCGTAACGTACCGACCTATTCCGATGGTCTGTATCGTTGCATTTGCGATCCTACCTTCATGATGCACCTGCGTCGTGATACTGACTTCCGCGAGATCGCTCGTTACGCTGGTAATCCTGGTCAAGGCATGTACATGGGTAACCCCATGATGCCTAACAACGCCAGCTTCTTCCAGGGTCCTCAAGCCGGCCAAGGTTACTTCCTTGCTGGTGAACCTGTCATGCCTACTGGTGTGCAGTTTGAAGGCGTTAAGTTCTTCGAGTCGACTAACTTTCCGACCAAGAATATCAGCACATCTTTTGACACTGGTTCCACTTTTACCAGCCAAGAAGTTGCTCAAGGTTATTTCTTTGGTCCTCAAGCTATTGGCGTCGGTATCGGCGGTCCTAACGCTCAGGTGCTCATCAATAACAACGATGACTTCAGCCGCTTTATCATCTTGATCTGGCAACTGTACGCTGGTTTTGAAATCCTCAACAAGGATTTTGTTACCACTGCATTCAGCTACGTCTCTGATGACGGCAACATCTGATAATTATACCTAAACCTCAAATCTCATAGGAGAAATAAATGACCTACTTGTCTGCTAAAAAGATCTATCCAGGTAACTGGAGTAATGCTCTTAATGGTTGGTACAAAAACATTGACGCTAACCCCGCTGATGGTACCAACGATTCTTCTAAAGGTGGCCCCACTTCCGTGTTGGCTGTTCCTGGTTACCGTTACTTTCAGCAACGTGGCTATGTACCCGTAACCTGGGCCTCAGGTAACGCTACCTCTAGCGGCGCTTTTATGAGCGTGATTGTTCCTTCGCCTTACCGGCAGGACGACACCCGTACCGACATCACAGGCATGGTGATTTCTGGTAGCGCCACACAGCCTGCTTATGTGTATCGCACTGCGATCTCCGTGGCTTCTGGCTGGGGTGATGGCCGCACCGCTTCCGGTGTGTATGCTGCTACCGGTAACATCATTTCGTTTGGACGTAACATCGGTACTACTGCTGCCGCCACTGGCGTTGCTTTTTCCGGTGTTGCTGAAGGCTCGATTCAAGCCAACATGACCTCTACGGTCTCTGGTGATGCTGCTGCCAAGATTTATTTTGCTGGCGGTACGCAAGGTTTTGGTACTAACCCTTTCATTACCAGTACTGGCGTTCCCGCTATCTCTGGTGTTGGTTCTGGTACCATTTCTCGTTATCCCGTTACTGCTTCCACTACTCTTGGTGTGTTTGCTAAAGGCGCTCCTAATGACACTTCCACTTCTGGTGGTGTGTACATTTCTGATGCTGATGTTGCTGCAGGACGCACTGGTTACCTGGTTGTTGAAGTGTGCTACGTTCGTCCGGATGACGCTCCCAGTTACGAAGATATCGAATCTTACCTTAACAACCGCACTGTTAGCTGATTAGGTTACACTGGAACCAGATAACAAAACTTCTGGTTCCTATGCTTTACCAACATCGTAAAACCGGTGCTCGTGTCAAGATTGTAAGCGAATGGGATAATGGCGATTGGTTCATGGTCGAAGATCAGGACGGTCGCCTTTACACTGCTTACAAGACGGAACTTACACCTGATGAGACTGCAACCAAGAAGGTGCAAACTCTTCAGATAAAAGATCGAGCTTCTCAAGAAGAACCTCGTAAGTTTCCTCCTGATACACGATTAAACGTCAATGCTGCAACCGCCCAGATGATCGCTGATCACATCAAGGGTATTGGTCTCAAGACTGCCAGAGAGATTAAAGATCTCCAGATGTCCTTATCGGGGGAAAAATTCAACAGTCTTGACCAGCTCAAACAGATCAAGCGAATTGACTGGGATTCAGTTTTGGCGGCAGACCTAATCCGAGTTTAAATAACTTCTAACCCCGTCAAATTCGACGGGGTTTTTTCATCTTAAAATAAATCAATACAGGTTTCTAATGGCGCAAAAATACTATATTGGTGGTCTGGGAGACACTGGCATTTCTACCGGTGTTCATGGGCATTTTTCCGTAAGGGATCTTCAAACAAATGAATATAAAGACCCGGCATTATTTAAGCATCTACTCACTGGTTATCGCGTAGGCCAAAATGAAATTCCATTAATTAGGAAAAGTAAAAAAGGAAGCCTTGAGTTTAATCCAGAAACCGGTCTATCCCTTACTTCTGATTATGGCCCCAGGACGGCACCTACTGGGGGCGCATCTAGTGACCATAAAGGTTGGGACGTGGCTGGCCCCCGTGGAACGCCCGTAAAATTTGTATCGGAAGGAGGACAATATATTCCAAGAGCAAATCAAGCTGGCTTTGGTAATCAAGGGGTTTTTATTACTCCTGATAAACGATACGAAATTGGGGTAGCCCATTTGCAATCATTAGGTAAAGAAGCAAATTTCCCTGGAAAAACACCACCACAAACTACTTCTTCAACTTCTGATCAAAATGCTATTGAGAACGCAGCTAACAAAATTCTTGCTACAATCTTTGGTCAGCAAGAAAAGCAACCAACACTAACAGAGCAACTTATTGGGTCAATGCTTGAACAGAAATTAACGCCCAAAAAACCTCAAGACTTTTTAACTAGCTTTATGAATTCTGGTATTAACCCATATGAAGACAAGATATTGAATCCGTCAATGTTGTCCTTAAGTTGATTGTTGTCTTTTATAATAAAAGAACAAAGAATCTCATAAGTGCAGTTAAGCGATTTTGACAAAAGTAGAGTCAGGTATCACCTGGGGTATTTTGTAGTATCCGTCCCAGCAGGCGACTACGCCCGCTTAGAAGAATCCATAAACACAATTCCCGATTCTTACTTTTACGACAAGATCATTATTCAAATTGGACGCTGTGATACAGCAGAGAAAAAGACTGAGGTTGCAACATCTCCTTCCACAAGACTTGAAAGTATTGCTGGCGACGTTGATCGTACGATTCGTTCCAGTAATGCAAAAGAAGCTCTTAAGGTATGGGATGAGATTTATCTCTATGAGACAAATCGTCTAGCCAACATTCTTTACGTCCCAAACTACAAAGATCCGTATCAGGCACGTTATCGTTACGAGCGTTCTGGTGCAGAATTCATCCAGGCACTCCCTGGCCCAGCCGACGCAGGTGTTGGCACCCGCATGTTCCTTCGCCAATTTAACAGGTAATGGCTGATTTTAACTTTGGTGGTATCAACAGCTTGCTGAGGCAGCTACCTGGCAGTGCCCAGCAAATTACTAATGCAATTTCTCGTGGTTTCGGGTCGGTACCCAGTGCCACCAGGCAACTTCCCCCTGGTGCAGCACGTATTGGTCAGCAACTGCCAAATGCTATTTCCCCATCACCTCTCTCTGTTCGTTTTAATCCAGCAGCAAATCTTCCGTATCCGCCTCAAGCGCCATTCATTGATGAGCGCATTTACAATGCAACCCGCACAGGCCTAACCAATGCACGAAATGCCTTAGGCGCTGCAGTAGATACTGGACGTGGTATAACCAATATCCTGGGCCGAGCTGCAGGTCCTTCAATTGGATCAATTCAGCAAGGCGTACAAGGCGGTCTCCAAAGACTCGAAGGTGCATTGCCTACAGCATTAAATCCTTTTGCCACCAGGACACCTGGTACTGCGCTTGGCAAAATTGGTAAAGCATTCAACCCTTTAAATCCTGTTAATTTAAAAAATTCTGCAGCAGGAGCGGCGGTAAACTTATTGCCTATTGGCGCAAAAAATCAAGCGACTCTACAGAGTGCCCTTACCCTAGGAGGCCTCACGCCTTTGGGAGTTGTAGCCGCCATTGCTGCAAATGATATGTATAACCCTCTTGGACTTACTGATGCACAAGAGGCTCGAAATATAGTAACTCACAGGGGCAGGCCGGAATATTGGCGTCAATCTCAAGCCGGAGATCCCAACATTAAAAATAGAGACGGTAGCTTGAGATGGGCAGGCAAAGATTATGGGTTTCAATCACCTGAAAGTTTTAATAAATTATTTGGTGCTAATTTACCCACTACTCCAGGAGCTCCTCCGCAAACAAATATTTCAAACCAAGCTCAGCCTCGTACAGCCCCGCCTGCTCCCACACTTCCCCCTCCTCCTGGTGGCGCAGCAGCAGAACGTGCCTACCAAGCTGAACGCTCTAGCGCTGCTCAACAAGCTAAACAAAATCCTAGTCTGCCAATTAGCTACTCGGATCAAGCAGAGCTTGCTCGTCAATCTTTACAAGGTTACAATCCAGCTTCTGGACCATTACCTGGTGCCGCACAAACTGCTCAGGACATGGGTATGGCTATTTGGGCCAAGAAGTATGGTCCTGGTAGCAAGAACGATCTTGCAAGTAAAGTTCGGCCAGGCCAATCAGGATTTGGTGCAATTCAAAATACCCTTGCAGGCAGTGTAGCAAACATTGGTTTTCAACCGCCTACCCAACTATCGTTTACGCCGCCTCCTTCAGTTACACCAACACCTTTCCCAATAGAAGCACTGCAATCAGGCTTCCAAGTTCCTGGTGCACCTATAACAGATCTGCTATCCAACTATCCGGGATTTAATCCCGACAAGGTAGATATTGGGTTGTTCTCCAAATTCATGCAAGCCTACCCCAAGAAATAACCTTTGGTAGACTAAAGCCAGCCTACAGTTCTTGTGGGCTCCAACTGGCATTGCTCCTTGGAGCACGGAAGCCAATGTTGTCGCTAAAGTCTCATGATTCTTTGCCCAAACTTTGTACGTCGCCTTATTGCCAAACTTAGCGTTATCGTAACGCTACAAGCCGTATTCTCTCCGGCACTCCAGGCAGCGTCAAATTGGGTAGGAGAAAGTTAATAATAAACAAGCAATCATGGCTACTCCCAAAGCTCGTATTGGAACCCTGCCTGCTACTGATCGTCAGGCAATTTTTGATGCAGCCAAAAACTTAGGCCTTGATCCCTATCAATTTGGCGGATTCCTTTCCTTGGAATCAGGCTTCAACATGGATCCAAATAAGGTTGGCGGCGCTGGCGGTAGGCACAAAGGCCTTATTCAATTTGGACAAAGCGAACAACAGAAGTACGGTATCCAAGGGCCGCAAACTCGTACCGGACAAATACCTAAAGTTCTTCAATATTTTCAAGACCGAGGTTTTAAACCTGGAATGGGTATTGAAAGAGCATATGCAACTGTCCTTCGTGGAAATCCAAACGCATCTTTAAATGACAAGGATTCATTTGGTACGTCCGTCAACTCTGCCGCCAAGCGATTCAAGCCTGGTGGAGATTTATATGCAAACGCTCAACGTGTCCTTGGAGATCCCTTGGATTCCATGGCAACTCCACCACCCCCGCAGCTCCCTGGCGCACCTACTGAAACAACCACTGCGGAAAAAATTGATAAGGGAAATAACTTAGCAGATTTAATTATCAAGAAAGTTATTGCCTCACGTTTGGCTCAACAACAACAACAAGGTATTGATCCTCTTCTCCAGGGGTTAATGTCTTATTCTCATGATGCTCCCCGGCCTCAAGACTTACCTGACGATTTTCTTGGCATGTTCCTATAATGGCTAGCTTACGTGATCGATCCACATATCTAAGTGAGTACAACCCTGGAGACGTAAATGAACTTCTTCGTGGCTCTCGCTACACTAACTTTGCCTCATTACCAAGTCCATTGGGTGACCTTTCTGGTACACCCAAGACAACTTATATGAGTTTGTTATTTGATAAACTTAGCCCGTTTGAATCAAAAACAGAAGATAAAACCAGCCAGTTTCAACGGTTTCTAAACTTACAAAGAAACCCTGAGTCACTTGCCACCTCTAAGATGAAAGTGCCTACAGGGTTTAATCAGGCTTACGGGATGATGGAAGGGTTTAGCTAAGAAGACTATTGTTTCTTAACAATATTCATAACGGCTTCATAGGGAGTACATCCTTGCGATAGACGCTTGGATATTAGGCCTTTACTTAGGCCTTTCTCCAACTCCCACTCACTATACGTTTTGGTAACCCCGTCTACCGTAATGTATTTAGAAGTTGCTCTACGTATCTTCTTGCCCTTGGTTGGATGATCGTTACAGATAACTCGTTTGCTTGGGTTTCCATCTCGTTTTTCTGGGTTAAGTGCTAACTCAAGTGGCCATCCTTTGTTCAATCGTTTTTGTAGTGATTGAGGAGTCAAGCCAATCTCTTTAGCCCAATCAGAAATACACATAGTTTTGTCATTAAAAGTATACAGTCTTGTAGCTCGTTTCCCCCCTCGGTTACGTGTCTGTTCTTTTCGTGTTGCCCAACAACAGTTTTCTTTGCAGTAGTTGCCATTATTGTCAATTCTTTCTATTTCCATTTTGGAGTCAGGTTTTTCTCCCATATCCAAAAGAAAGTTTTCAAACCTTTCCCAGCTTACGTCGCACTTTATTCCGCGACCTCCGTATCGAGCGTAGTGTGTGTTCTTGGGATTGTTGCAACGTTGCTTCATTGAGGTCCAAGAAGAATATTCTCCTGGGTATTGTTTTAACGCTCCGTGTTTTGAAAAAGCACAAGCTTTTGAACAGTACACAACACCTTTTTGTTTTAGGCGATAGCGCACAGCGGCGGCGTCATTAGGGAAAAAAGTCTTCTCGCAAAATCCGCAAAGGAAAGTTGTCTGCATTTAGAATGAGGGGATCAAGGACCCCTTTAGGGTAGCACTCAGGGAGCTTAAAGTCAAGTGTCAAGCACATCCAGTAACAAACAGCCCTTGTTGGTTGACCGTCCGTTAATTGATACGGTTCGGGTGACGACGCAAATTGTCGGTAGCTCCACCTCGAATACCCTGTTTGTGCAGGGTGGCCAGGCGCCTTCCATCTTGGTGGACATGGATGCCACATTAAGTGAAGATAACAACAGTGGCGGCGTTGTTGATGCAATCATAATTACGCGTAATGATGCGTATCGCGCAGCGGACTACACACTAGATCTCACCACATCAGGCAATGCCGTATCCCTGGTAAGCGGACAAATTGTCTCTATTACTACCACGGGGGCAATGAATACTGGCGTTGCTAGTGGCGTGGGTGCATATACATATACTGGTGCCACCACGATTACCGGCAAGCTAGGCGCACTTAATTACTCCGGTGGTCTTGCATCTGGCTTCTTATACCAAGGTGTTGGTTACGGTAATCAACCTGCTGTTACCTTTGCGTTCTACCTAGTTCGTGGAACCACTACGCCAATTCCCGCATCAGGTGACTATCGTTTAATGTTCTCCAAGACAGTCGCAGCTAATACTGCTAGTGTTGATTGTGCTGATGTAATGCCTTCACTTGCCTATCCTATGCCTGCAGCAGGTAATACTACTGGTTTAGGTACTACCGCACCACTACGCAACAAAGGAATCTACCTGGAGCGCGGAGATCGCATTTACGTGGGTGTCTTTGCTGATGGTCCTAACATCTCTGGTTATACTCCTGGTGCACACGTAATTGCACAAGGCGGCTTCTTCTAAGCTGTGGGATCTAAAAGCGGGAGTTCTTTTGGTTCCTTTGGATCACAAGATGCTCCACTAATAAATAAAATCAAACCGATTACGACAGAGTTTTCACGTGGCTCTGTACCAAACTCTATTGCACGCATGGATAGGGAATCAGCGTGGACGCGTTGGCGTAGAGGATATGAGATTGCTTGTTATGTAGGCATTCAACACGGCTTGACATATCCTTTTCAATACATAGTACCATCTCCTGTAGATATTAGCCCAACAACAGGCAACCAACCATTAATACTTGGTGTTGTCCAGGGCTTTCCTACAGCAAGAAAAGAGTTTGGCGTGCATTGGGCAGGTTGTCGCGTTGGTGCAATCTTACGTTTTGACAACGTATTTGATAGTACTGGTGCACCAGCAAGCATTGCATCTGTAACCGAGAACGACGAATACTGGTACGTACAGCTCTCAGGGACCTGGAGCAGTGCCAACCCACTGCCACCACCACTCTATGTACCCAACCCCTCTGGCGCCCCACTGAAGCCGCTCCTAGGTGAGACCTTGGAGGATAGGATCATTACTCCAGGTGACTCGCCAATTACAAAAGATACCATTAATCCAGCCACAGATAAACGCTATGGTTATGTTCAGGCGGTACTGATTGATGTAGACGGTGAAAACGGTATTTTAAAACTACAGAAAAGCGGTTCTTTCCAAGCTAGCCCAGACAATGTTTACTTAACTCCTTCCGCTGGAGCATTTACTTCCGGTCGTTACTTCACTGTAGGTACAAGGTATGCCTGTTCCTGCCAGGACTTCTCACGTAGAAGCTATGCTTTTATGATGAACCTTAGCGGGAAAGAAACTCGTAGGTTCCCTTACACAAAACCATCCCTGCTAAAGTATGGTCGTCATGAATTAATTACAGATGCAAATAGCGGCACAATAGACAACCGTGCCATGACAGACGCAAATCAAAATAGAGACCTAACACTTACAACATCATCCATTGATAACCCAGGAGTCTTTACCGATTTTGGCGGACGATACCTTCGTAACATTCCAGCGAACGGTAAGGCAGAAGGCCCTACTACCTTTGTTGATTACACAGCAAAAGATAATGAGATTATTTCTTTTTCGGATTACTGGTCGCCTTTACTAGATGAGATGCGTTACTGCAAACACATCTATGCGCTTCGTTTTGAAGAAGGGATATTGCCTCCCGAGCCATCAGACTTGCCTGTGGGAACTACAGAAAGTTTGACCGCATGGGAGCAAAATTTAGTAAAAGAAACATCAACAAGCCAAAAACATTCTCAATATATGACAACGTTACGGGCGCTTGCTCTTATGGATGTACCTCCCAAAAACTTTCAATCACCACAAATGCTGCCGATGATGCAAAAATTACTTAACGTTCCAACATCTTTTATTAGGTTAGAGAACTTTAGAATGCAAGATAAGACTGGCGCTTTTTATAATCCAAGCGCCTACGAATTTCCTGCAACATAACAATGGCTGACTTTGGTGAAGTTATTGAAACGCGTTATGTCCTTTCAAAAGAACAGTTGGAAGCTAGTAAATTTGGTTTTAGTCCTGTATATCACAGTGGTAGTCCCACTGTGTACTCCCCAGGTGATGTGGTTAATCTTCCTTATGTGTCAGGAGAAACTTCTTCGATGACAGCATTGGGTAACGCTTGGGCAGCATACGCAAGTGGTGTGGGACCCACATAAAAAACGACCCCTGTTACGGAGTCGTTTAAGCCTTCTACCAGAAACGGTTTAGACTGCTACTTCAAGTTTTGCAAGAGCTTTACGAATTGCGTTTACGTTCCAGCGGAAGCTATCTCTTGAGCGTGTTTCGGGGAACGCTGCGTAATGTGGACCAAGACGGAGGGTGCCATTGTCACGGAACTTGTAAAGAGTTTTCTTGTCGATACCAAGAAGCTCTTCGATTCGGTACGCTGGAACCCAGCCGGGATGGCTTGACATGACTTGTATAGTCTGTGTGCATAACCAATTTACCCGTACCCAGTTTTTTGTCAACCCTTTTTTTGTTAGCTTTTGTAACAAAAGTATTTCACATGGACAACTTAGAATAAATTAACAGCTACTTGAGTATGTTCTGCAGCGAATACGAGCCGCTTGCATTGCTTCTTGAACTAACTCCTAAGCTGGCCAAGAAACGCTTTAGGCAGGCTATATACGAAGCCTGGAGCCACCGTTGTGGATATTGTGGTGCAGAGTCCACAAGTCTTGATCACATCATCCCCAAGTTCAAATCTGGCTCTAGCAATCGCAACAATCTTCTGCCTTGTTGCCGACGTTGTAATGAATCTAAAGCAAGCAGAAGAATGGAAGAATGGTATTACAAGCAAGATTTCTTTACACAAGCTAGGATGGATAACATACAAACCTGGGTATCAAAAGAGTCTATAGACCTTTTTGTGTACCAGGTAAATTCGTTACCGTTGGTTGTTTGACATGGGAATTTCATATGATCCTCCCTCTAAGAAGTGGAATATTAAATATGAAAAAACAGATAACCAAACTGATTTACCAATATCCAGAACAGCTACCATAACTGTACCTGTAGAGGTAATGATAGATGAAGGGGGGCCTAAGTGGCGTACAGATTCCGAAGGGAATACGGTTGCCACCGGCATCAACATTGGAGCTGGTGGTGATGACTGGAGATGGTCAGATCCAGTATTTGAAACCGTAGATAAAACAGCAACCGTAGATATTGATGGTGGTTATTGGGATGTTATTCATGCCCTGGAAGCGGCTGGCATACCAAATCCTCGTCCATGGGACAACGAGCGCAATCTTCAAGCTGCCCAAGCAAGCACTAAAAGAACCAATACATATAACACAGATTTAAACAAAATAAATCTCAAAACAAATACAGAAAATCAAACAAAGAATACAGCTTATGATAAAACATATCAAGCAGCAACTACTGCTAAGGGAGGAGACTATGTTACACAACGGGAAATAATTCGCTCACTTGAAGGAATTGATGACAGGCTAAAGTCAACATTAGAAAATAATTTTAAGGCTTTTTACCTAACGGAAAAACTTCAGCCTTGGGACGGAGAAAAGCTGGGAGCAAAGCCAGCATATGGAGACTTTGATGCTTCTTATTATGCAAAACAAAACCCAACCGTCAAGGCGCAATGGGAAGCATATAAAGCAAATGATGACGTAGATGTTACCAGTCGTTATGGAGAAAATGGCTACTACTTGCAGCATTACACACAACAAGGTAAACCTGCCGGCTTTCGTGGTAACAAGGCAGAAGATATCGCAGTAGCAAACCAATACTTAGAGAAAAAACCAACAGATAAAGATTTGCAAACAGTAAGAGACTTGCAACTTGGTGCAGAGATTGAAACCCAATCTGCCAGGCTTTTGGCAATTCCCGAAATTAAAACTCAATATGAAAATGCACTTGCGGGAGATACTTATTGGAAAAGCCTAGGTAAAAAAAATCTTTTAGATCCCAAGAAGCCAGATGAGTTTGCCGCACTATTTAGATTATCTCAGCGACCAGAAGATAAAGCGATTGCTTTTAATCGCAACATTAACGCAGGTTATGGTGTAACGGAATTAGAAGATGCTATCAATACTGCGGTAGGTGAAAAAGGAATTGTAGATGTAAAAAGATTTGGAGCATTAGCGCAAAACGTATTAAAAGACACTATAGATGAAATGAAGAAGGCGCGTTCCAAGGAGTCGATGATGTCTTATTTGGGACAGATGGGTGACATGAAAGAAATATTAGATCTTGGTAAAACACTAAGCACTGAAATCATGGGGGATAGTGGCATTGGTGGTGTACTTGCATTTAATGACCAATCAGGAGTTAAGCAAGAGTCCTTGGAAAAAAGTTTGCAAAACTTATCTGGTGTAAATAATCTAACAACGTACAACTGGCAACAATGGTTTGATACATCTCTAAAAGAAAAGTACAGCAAAGATATAGAGCTTGGTTACACAACAGAACAAGCATCTGAGAACGTAAGCATTGATGGAAAATTTGCCAAAGATTTTATTGAAACATATCTAAACCCTCGCTTCAATCAAGCCAAATCAATGGAAGAATTTGTTGATTACCTAGACGTGCAATCCAAAGAACAAAACCCTTTCCAAACGCAAGACTTGCTAAACGCTACCAAGCTAGTAGCTGACCTTAAAGCAAAAACGTATCTAGATGCAATTCAAAAAGAAAATGATCGTGGTTTTAACTCTACATTTTATTTCAATCCTGCAGGAGACAAAAGTCGTGAGCAAGCATATACAGATCAAGCTAAAAATGTGCAAGCTGATTGGGAAGCAGCACAGAAAGGAGATGCATATTGGGCATCACAGGCCTACCGTTTTGGTGTAGACGTAACGGATAAAGATGCATTTGCTCGCATGCACTTTCAAGTTAAAGGCCAAGGACAAGGTTACGATGCGGCGGAGGATATTCTTAATGCTGGAAAAGTAACAGATGAGATTTACAAGAACATTCTCCCAGCGCTTAACAAAGAAGTAATCACTCAAGGTTCTGTGTTCGGTCAATTTATTACACCAGAATCTTTTGCGGATCAGATGACAAAAGGATTAAACCCAGGTGATAGCACCAAGTGGGATGCAGTGTTAAAAATTAACGGCTTAACGGGATTCAAGGGAACCCTGGATGAGTTAAAAGCTGAAATTGCCAGCTCAATTCAAGGCTCTTCTGCCGAAGATATTCGCACACGCATTACTGAACTTAATAAAGAAGGAGAAAGGCCTACGCAGGAAAATTTAGGTATTACCTATATTCAGAGGGATTCCGATTACACAAACACATCTAAACCGGCAGACACACAGTTGTACCAAACATTTAAAAAAGCAGGCTACAAAGGAACTGAAGATGAATTTTATACCGATGTTTTCCCTGATACAGATAAAGAAGAGCAAACATTTTTATCTAAAGCAAACAGTAAATCTGGCCTGCAGATGTCATCTGAGTTTAATTCCAGGGATCCATTTGAAGCCTTTGGTGCAATTGGTGGTTTACTTGGGGACGAAGACGCGGACAACCCATTTACCGCATCATCTGGAACAACTAAGAAAACTACTGGCTCAAGTTACTTTAACTTAGACTTAGGTTTAGATAAACCAGATGACACCAAGACAACCAAGTCTAAGTCTGGCCAAGAATTCCTAAGCGGATTTACCTCTCTCTTTAAGTAAGATGTCGGAAAAGCACAGGAAAGCTGCTGGTGCTGCAAAGTTGGCAAAAGATAAGATGGCCTGCAACAAACCACAGCGCACTCCGGGTCATGCTACAAAGTCTCATGTTGTAAAAGCATGCAAAGATGGCGAAGAAAAAATCATTAGGTTTGGGCAGCAAGGAGTTGAAGGCGCAGGTAAAAATCCAACTTCAGAAAAAGACAAGGCACGTCGCAAATCTTATTACGCACGTCACAACGCGCAAGATTCAAGCCCTGACAAAATGTCCGCACGTTATTGGAGTCACCGTGTAAAATGGTAAGCACCCCACAGGTTCTCCATGGCCAAACCCAAGTCAACCGTTACAAACAAAATTGAATCCAAGCCTAAAACCACTAAGCAAGGCGATGGTAAAAACTCCAAACCAAGCCACGGTCGTAAACTAAGTCGCGGACAAGGAAGCTAAAGTGTGTATGATTGGAGATAACAGTAGTTGTCTCCAATGTCTGACTTTTCAAATGCTGTGAATTTGATTTGCAAGCATGCCGGATACAACGAAAAGGCATATGCAGATCCTATTACTGGAGCAGAGCCTTACACCTTTGGTTACGGCACACAATTTTATCCTGATGGTTCTTCAGTTAAGGGTGAGCAGTGTTGCTCCAAGGAGAAAGCAATTGAATATTTGTTTTATGAGCTAAATATTATTGATGATCTTCTTGATAAATTGAATTTGGGACTGCCAAAATCAATGCAAGAAGCATTGCTTTCTTTTATTCATTCCATTGGGTGGGAATCTTTTCTTTACAGCAACATAATTGATTCCCTGGAGGAAGATAATTTTTACGCTGCTGCCGAAGAGCTTGGCCGCTGGGTGTTTGATGAAGAACATAGTGTTATTGGTGGCCTTATTGAACGACGTAACGATGAAATTCAACTTTTCCTAAAGGAGGTTGAAGCAGTTCTTCCACCTTCAACAGAAATTCTTTTGGCTGCCTTTCGAGAATACAGTGCTGCAGAAAATGAAGTAATAGCAATTCGACACCTGGAGCGCAAAATTAGTCCGCACATCCTTTCGGTTTTTGCAAATGAATTTAAGGTAGGCTCAACCCAATGGCTGCGTTATCCCCTGGAGGACTTTGACGACATCTTCAACAGCTAGGATTAGAATGAATTAACCAAGCCAATCCGTTCACATGGAGAACTCTTCTGAGCACAGGGAATTTGAGCTTCCGTTGGAGTTTCAATTTGCCATGCGAAAGGCAGAGCTTCAAGCTGATGAGATGTGTTGGGAGCAACTTCACTCCGCACTTCTTAACCTGTACTACCAACGCTTGATGGAATGGCAGGCAGTGCGCGAAATCTTGGCCGGTGAAAATATTGATCTAACCTTTGAGATTCCGACAAACTTAGAATTAGAAGAACTTGCCGCCGCCTGCATGTACGCAAGCGACGACGAAGATGAAGACGACGAAGAAAACTGCGTTCCGTTTTAATCTAATTCACTGTAGTGTTTTGGATTTCTATCGGAATACTTATCAAGAATGATTGCAGATTTTTGGTGCAGCTCCTCATAAAAAGCCTTGGCTTTAGGCGGCCTATCGTCTGTATACATTTTTTGCATCTGTGCATCTCGAAGCACTACTAAACAGCTAAGTGCTTTAGTGATGTGGTTCATGTTTGAATCAGAATCTATATCTTCGCCTTCCCACCAAGACATTAAGTGTCGCATAACTGCGTCATAGTAAACAGAAGCTCTGACACCTGCAACCCGATAATTATGGCGCCCGTACTTAACGCTTCCTTCAAGCATTGCCACACCAATCTCCGCAAGAACATTTGCTGGGACTGTGGACATAGGTGCTTTTCGTACACCAACTATATCTTTGGGATTGGTTAATTTTTCATTAACACCACCCCTGGGCGCTACAGGCAAACAATATGTTGCTGTCTTAAGTCCTACCGACTCAAACCGCCACTCTTCATTGACGGAGAGCCCAGAGCCAGGACAAGTTTCTGTGGGCGAGGAGACGACGCTGGATACTGCTCCAGGGCTTCCTCCATCGAAGGAATATACCCGGTCATTCCCGGACGCGTCTGTGACATTTCCTTCCATTCGTGGTTATCCTCACCAAGGTTTAAGCGTTCCCGCCCCTGTTGGGGAAGGACCAGACCCCTATTATACATATCTTGGAGGGGGACGTCAGCCTTTTCGTTGCTCAAAGGTGCACCAAAGTCTTCTTCGGTCAGGCAACGACAATCAATCTCGTCTTGGATGAAACTATCCAGGAAACCAGCGGCTCCATGCATGGTAATATAAGGCCTAAATTATGTCTCTTACAATATTATCACGACAAGATTTGTTGCTTAAGTAGGTAGTTAAAATGGGTTTAGGCACATCTGGAGCGGAGAGTTCGGATCTACGGCCAGAACAGGCGTATGACACAGACTTACGGCGAGTAGAACCAAGGGAGCGAAACTCTGTATCTGTATTAAATGATAAGCAAGATAAAGTAGCTAAGTACATGGCAGCTGCACGTAGCGCTGGTAAATTCAGGCAAAAAGCTGGTATTGATGAGCCATCTATTCGAGGTAAAACACCTAGAGCAGAAGCAAGTATTGCTGGTACATCATTACCCAGCATGGGTGACACCATTGGTAGAGCAGGCAGTACCAACTACGCCAATAAACCAGGTGCTAGCTTTGGTCGCAGCTACGGTTAGTACGTAGTATTTCCGTAGGCTTCAAGCTCCAAAGACTCTTGCAGCATTTCAAACATAGGGTGAAGTGCATTTAATACCCATTGCACGTCATCACCACGAAAACGGGAAAACTTTTTGCAAAGCTCCTCGTTCTCTTGGTAAATTATAGATCTCATTAAGATCTCTACAACTTCAAGTCTTTGTGCGGCAGCCATTACACCTGGGAGAAAACTACTTCTTTCTTTTGATCTTGATACTTACCCTTTCGATCCTGGTAGGATACCTCGCAGGGGTATCCACGGTAAAACAAAAGTTGTGTAATGCCTTCGTCAGCGTAAATACGATTGAACAAACCAGTGCAATTACTGATTTCTAACGTAAGGTAGCCTTCCCACTCAGCTTCGGCTGGTGTAATATTTACCAAGATCCCTGATCGTGCATATGTTGATTTACCTACGGCAACAACAGTAACATCCCTTGGAAGTTTAATGCGTTCTTGAGCGACACCAAGGCAGTATCCGTATGGTGGCAAAATAAAATATTGGCCCTTCTCATCTTCCAACAACTCTGCATTTGTCAGGATATCAGCATCAAAGTCTTTAGGATCACAATCTCCTTTTTGAATCCGCCCAAAGATTAGACACTGCTTGGGGGATAGACGAATATCGTATCCGTAGGAGCTAAGCCCATAGCTTAAAATACGACGGCCATCAACTTCGCTGATTAGCTTGTCCTGAAAAGGACTAATCATTTCTTTTTGTAATGCCAGTGCTTTGATTTCGCGGTCGCAAAGAATGCTCATGAAGCTGTCCAATCGGTACTTAGTCTACCGTGGTCAGGTAAGGATCCGCCCTTTGTCTTGGTAAAGATCTATAAATCTTTGTACGGCATGCCCCGTGTCCGTCAATGGCGGCAGGTACACAATTAATGAAGTACATGTTTTGTGACTAGCAATACCTTGGCTTGTGTTCTTCACAAGTAAGGGAGGAGTCTTAAGAATGCAAACGGGAAAATCAAATATCTTTTGTTCATATCGAATCATGTCTGGGCAGTTACTAAAATACAACGCTTGCTTGACATCTTTTTTAAACCACGTACGATACAGCTTACGGAACCAGACAGCATGAGAAGATACCATTGAAGGAGAACTTGATCGTGTCATCTTCCAGCGATCCATTTTCTTTTGCCAGAAGTATGCTCCCCCTGGAGGAAACAGATAAACCTTCCCTGACCATTCTTGGACGTTAAGACCGTCGTCCATGGGAGAGTAAAACTTTTCTGCTTGTACGTATTCGTTGGCAACTTTTGAACTAGCAACATCCAAATCAATTCCATTCATCAACGCATGCGCAGATGATATCAAATCATAATTTGTGATCAGTTCTAAATCTTCTCGGTGCGTCCTGTAATCATGAATAGCCATTACGCTTTGTCTACCTTGTTATAGTCTATTTCCAAATAGCGAATGCCCTCTGCATCGTTAACTATGTAGCCAGCTTTCTCTAGTGGATTAATTTTCTGTGCTGCTTCCAGGATCCGGCGGAAAGTCTCAGCTAGATCTCCGTTATTGTTTTGTTCTTCTTTTTCTTGAGCAGAGTGAAGCTCTTCAAGCGTCAAGAAAATCATGGAACGCTCTTGGTTTTCTGGTTGAAAAACCATAACACCAGGCCCTTCCGCTTCCCAGTGTTTTAGGTACTGTTGGCCGATGTCACCAAGGATAAGCTTTAAGGTGGCATCGAGCATTTTTGTTTTTGTGTCGTCCAGGTCGGGGCCGATCACTGAGGCAAGAAGGCGTTCGCGTCGATTCATTTGGCTAACAATTTATGGAAGGCAAGAGACTCTAAAAGTTTGGGCAGTGGTTTGTACAACACCACAAGTTTACCCAAGTTACCACGTTTCTTGACTAGCTTGCCGGTTTCATCTCGCACTTTATCAAACTCTCCTGAACGAATCAAGTATTCTGCAACACATCGCAAACGTCGCTTCAAAGGTAATTCAGCAAGAGGAAATTTACCACATATTGTATCGGGCTGCATATCCTTAAATGCAACCCGAAGGCGATTGGCTAACGTCATCCCAGAATTGACGTCCTCTTCTTCATAATTCTTAATATTCTCTAGGTATCTTTGCAAGGATTCGTTGTCAAAGGAACCTTCGGGAGGTAAAAACATTTCCACCTGAAGAGCCAAAGAAGAAGGCAACAATTCTTTGCAGTTTTCTAAAGTGAGCAAACTTAGATCAAGATTGTGAAACCGATATGACATTATTCTAGTTTTCCTTCGGTTGACGTTTTATATAGCATAGAAGATTTGTGTAAATCCGCTGGAACAATAGCCCTATCTTTGGAAAAAGAACGAATTAAATTGTTCCAAGGCACACGGATAACTGCTTTCTTCCCCGGTACTGGGCAAATGTTTACGTAATGAATTCCTTCTGTCCACCCTTTATCAGTATTGGTGCGTCCCATGGCAATCCAATTCCTGATTGTTTGATCTGATACACTCAGGCGGCGGGCACACTCTTCGTTTGAAATGTACTCATCTGCAAAAGCTTCCGGATTTAGACGACTGGTTTCTTCAGTTTGATACTTGCTTTGCCATATGGAACCAAGAATATTACGGATACCCTTGAGTTCATGGGCCACATCTTCCAGGCCTTTACGAATTCCGTAGGACATTCCGACCATTTGCTTTGTATTAATGCTAGTGTGTAAGCAAAGATTCTGCTAGGTCCATGGAAGAACAGATTCCCGCCAGTCAAGTGCCTCAGCAAATGCAAGGGATTTCTCCTGAACAGCTAGCAGAAATGAAGGCTTATGCTAGGGAACAAGCAATTCGCATGATGAAACAACAACCTCCTGGTCCAGAAGGATATCTTCGTGCACCTGAGGCTCCCGTCGCGCTCCCTGGAGGGTACATGTACATGCCAGAAGCTCCGGAACCTAAAATTGTATATGTACGCCGCAACCTAACCGTTGCTGAAATTTTGGTTATTGCTGTGATTTCTTGTACTGTTGTTGGTGGCATCCAAGGGGTTTGGGGGCTTGCTTCTAAAAACCTACCGCAAATTGAAGTACGGGTTAAGTGACCCTGGGGCACAACCAATTATAATTAACTGAATAGGTTTACGTTTTATAAGTGGCTAACAGACGCATAACAGAGTTACAAGTAATTGCAGGAACTTCTTTAGCAGAAGATGATCTGTTTACGGTTGTTCATGTAGGCGAAGTTGATCCTACGCTTAAAAACAGAAGGCTAACCCTTTCTGGAACTAAGCAATATTTAGATATTTATTACTTACCACGCACTGGCGGAACAGTGAGCGGTGCGGTAGTTGTGCAAGGAGATCTTACGGTTTCTGGTAGCACAAATTTTACAGCAGCTGCATTTACCGGTGTTGTTACAGTTGGATCTCTTCTTGCGCAAAGTGGAATAATTGCTAGTGGCACAATTAGTGGTGCAACTATTACGGGAGCAAACGTTCAGGGTACCAATGTTAACGGTGTCTTGGGAAATTTTACAACACTTACAGGCCAAACAATCAATGTAACTTCTGGAAATTTTTTACAAAAAGTTAGTGGCGTAACAATTACTGGAACATCAGGTGGCTTTGAAACTTTAAATTCCACCACAGGAAATTTTACTTCTATTACAGGCGTAACAATTACCGGTACTACGATTACGGCTGCTACTGGTATTTTTTCAACTCTTACATATACAGGCGTTATAGCTGGTACAAGTATTTCTGTAGGCAATACATCTGCAACTGTTACTGATACAGGAACTGACGGCAAATTTACTGTTGTCACAGAGGGTAACACGGCATTAACAATTTCTGCGCAGGCAACTTTATTTGGCGCAGGATTTACTACAGCGTTGAGTTATTATTCTGTATCGGCAAGTACTCAACTATCATCAATGGACTCAAATTATATTGCTGGAGGAGGTGGCAACAACCCCGCAGGTCCATTGTTATGGTCTTATGGGAACACTACTGCCGCTTCAGCGTGTGAGCTAACTTTTCTCAGAACAAAAAGCAATGTAAGCACAGATTTGACTGGTCAAACGACAGCAAATGATGCGCTAGGTTATGTTAATTTTATTGGAACAGATGGAACTAATACCCGCCCATGTGCATCAATTCAGGCATATTCAGAAATTGCCATACTTAGCGCAAGTTCGCCTGGACGACTTGTATTTGGTACAACAACTGCTGGCACCACGGTAATATCCGAAAAGCTACGTATTACCAACGGTGGTACTATTGCTTACAACCAGCCAACACCAACTAGCAAAAGTGCTGCTGCCACGCTTACAGTAGCTGAATTGCAGACCGGCATTATTGAATACACAGGTGCCGCTGCAACACTTACGTTACCAACAGGCACATTAACGGAAGGTGGCTTTGCAGGCATCTATACCAACATGGCTTTTCAATGGTCAGTCATTAACACTGGCTCTGGCATTTGCACAATTGGTGCAAACACGGCCCATACAATTGTCGGCAGTGCTACCATTGCTATAGGTGCATCGGCGCAATTTGCCTCGCGGCGAACTGCTGCTAACACTTTTGTTTCCTATCGCCTGAGCTAGTAGTTAACGCCACTACCTACCACCACCATGACCACATTCCTTGACGCTGCCTGGGCAACAGACAAAAACAAGTCCCTGGAGCACCAGGACAAAGCATGGAATTTTGCTTGGGGAGTGTTGTCAAAAGAAGAACAGACTGAGTTTTTAAAACGGTTTAGAAACTCAACTGATACTGTAACAAAAATTAATAATCCCCTAGCTGTTCAGTACATGAGCCAGCGGGATAATTACCGCGACGCTAACAGGACTTGCTTTAGCTCTAGCTGTGCAATGCTACTCAAGTTCCTTAAACCCGGTAGTATCAAGACCGATGATGACTACATCAAAGTAGTCTTTAATCATGGTGATACAACCGAAGGCTCTACTCAGATTGCTGCCCTAAAAGACTTTGGGTTGCCTGTTATCTTTGTAACAAACGGTAATCGTGCTTTAATTCAAAAACAAATCAACGCAGGCAAGCCAGTACCAGCAGGATTTTTGCACCATGGAACACCAAGTAAACCAACTGGTGGTGGACATTGGCTTTGTATTACTGGCTATGACGCTACTGGCTATTGGGTAAATGATCCCTGGGGGGAAATTGATCTACTTGCAGGCACTTACCCAAATACCGATGGGGCTAAGAAGCACTACAGCTACAAGAATTTTGAACCCCGTTGGATGGCAGATGGACCAAATACGGGGTGGTGTATTCTTGCCTAAGATTAGCGTTGCTTGGTCTTAGCAGTAACCAAGGCAAGAAGTTCAATCACTTTGTAAAATTTCTTTACAAATGTGTCGTCTTTAGGAGTGCTGGTCAGTGCAGTCACTGCGCTAGCTGCTGCGTGAATAGCAAGCAAAGCGCCAACATAATCAGAAAAAGAACCGTGCATAATCTTGGAGGTAACTATTATTATTTTACTGGCTTTAGCTTGTAATAGAAAAAAGATTTAAACTCTTCATTGATATCCCACCTTGAATCTTCCCAACGTTGAAACCATTTCTTCCATACACGAAATTGCTTGTCAGGCTTTGCCGACTCACAGCGCAATGTAATTGAATCCCCTGGTGATAACTCTTGCATCCACTGCCGCACCTGTTGAATACCGATTGCTTGAATACGGTTTAAATGCCTACCGGTCAAACATGAAGCCAGGCGGCGAACATTTTTTCTTTTTGTTTTTCTTTTCAGCCAATCGTTTATCTGTCTCCTGCTTTTGCCCACGGCAAGACTTGCAAGCCACACACATCCGTGCGAAGTGCGCATCCATGGAAGTAAACGCATTACTACCAAATAATTCCCAGGCAATTGTTTTGTAAATACTTTTTTGTGGCGTTTGATTGGCTTCATTCATTTAAGGGCGGTTGGTAAGTGGAATAAATAAATTAGGAAGAGGGTCATCTGGGTTGCGTTCTCGCTGCCAAGCATCACGCCATTCACTAAGTGATTGATCATGATAAAGGTTCCCATCGTAACCTTCTCCAGTATCCATTAAAATCTTGTCATCAGTAGATGTTTCCAGTAATAAAAAGCCACCTTCACTATCCTCTGTCAACATAAAAACATCGTTAGACGCAACCTCCACAACTAAACCAAGGGTGTAATCTAAACGCTCATTTCGCGTACTAGAAACACAAAGCAAATAGCTCCCCGCCTCAAATGTAAAATACAAATTATTTCCTTTGTCTACTCTTAGTGGATCAGAAGAATTATATAGATTGGAACCAGCAGACATTACATGTTTTGAGTAAGGATAAAATGTGTTTCCGTTTTCATCAGTAGTTGATATGCTGTCATCTTGAAAAAGCATCCTTCCTTCGATTGGGTTACGATTTAAATCATAAGCAGATACTTGAATATAGTTAGGTCTTGGACCACCTTTGCAAACAATAAGCCAAGCAGGAGCTAGCAAGTTTATTTGAAACCAATGGTTCATGGTTCCACCGCCATGACCACCATTAGAATTTTGATTTGTATCCCTGTAACCAACTACTTGGTTTAGCGCACCAAGGGTACCGGTTAATACGCGCAACGATGTCTGATCAAACGAACCAATCAACAACGGATTTTTGGCAGTTCGCTGACGTTGAGTTAATTGGTTACGTGCCATTATTAGCTATAGTTTTGTTTTTTTATTGTACTCGCGGGGGATCTAACCTTCATCGTACTCAGGTGGTTCTTTGGCATATAACGGATTTGTAATAGCATGTTTAAATGATTGCTCAACAATTTTTTCAGGTTGCTGGTTTAATACACCCTGGCGGTTAAACAGCATTAACTTCTCTGCTTTAAAATCAATTTCAAGAGGTGTCACTGATTGTGGTGGAGAAGCTGCAACATTCAGACTAGATACCATGTGCAAAGGATTGCCGCACTTGGGATTGCCACACATTCTAGTTACGAGCAAAGAGCCTACGTCTCCCCAAGCACATTGATACAGTGCCTTGTGAATGTTGACATTCTCAGATTTTTGTTTGCTGTAATCAGATCTATAGGATGGAATACAGATTCTCTTGGGTGTACGTTCAGTAGCGCCTTGAATTTCCCAGCAGTCCTGGGACAGGCCGATATCAATTTGGTGCCAAAGCGT